TGGCATTTTTCCAAAGGACTTTTTAAGCGATGAATGCAGAGGTATTCATTCCTTTGTCGCAAGGCAAGGTCGCGGTGGTGGACTTCGAAGACTTTGAAAAAGTCCGCGGCTTTAGTTGGTATGCCGACCGTATTCATAATACGTGGTATGCAGCCACCCACATAGGAAAAGGTCGCAGCCGTAAAGTCGTGCGGATGCATCGCTTTCTTCTTGAAGAAAAAGAGGGCTCAGAAGTAGACCACAAGGATGGCGATGGATTGAACAATCGACGGCACAATTTGCGGTCTTGTTCCCATCGACAAAACTTGAGCAATCAAAAGAAACAATCGGGACGTTCTTCCTCTTTCAAGGGCGTTAGTCTCGCGTCTACTGGAAAATGGCGAGCCCAACTCGACAGCACCCATTTGGGATATTTCGACACCGAAGAAGCGGCGGCTCGCACGTATGACTCCAAAGCACGAGAAGTGTTTGGAGAATTTGCCAAATTAAATTTTCCATGAACAAAAATATAAAGTCCGGACTCCGGGGAAGCAGCCGCGATATCGGTTTACATGGTGCAAACGGCAAGGGAAGTCGTAATCGCACAACCGATTCAGTCGCGTATGCAAAGAACCTGGAAGAGGTGGCATTCTCACGTCTTCCAGCCAGCAAAGATTCTGCCTTCAAGCATACCAAACCCGGGCGCTACGTTAAGATATATGGTGCATGTGGCTACTTGTCCTAATTTTTTCCGCCGCGCTGTTGTGCGCGCTCGCATCGCATGGAACTCGCTGACGAATTAAAGGCCAAGGCGCTGCCGATACCAACCGAACAGCGCGTTGACGTTTACGTTGTAACTCCCTGCGCAGATATAGAAGCGTATTGGCGGCTGGCCGGCGGCATCTCGACTTTTCATTCGTTCCCATTGCCAGCGACTGAGGCCGCGCAGTTTTGTGGGGTCGCGCTGTTCACGCTCGACAACCCTCACCGGGTTCCCGGCTACGTGTATCAAGCACTGCAGCCCTTCTTCGAGCGCGCCGGGCGCGAGGCGAACGTGTTCGAGTTTTGCCCGGTCCGGCGGCACTTTACCCGCCGGGACGAGGACTACCTTCTCGCAAGAATACTATGAAAGTTTTTATTTACGGATTGTTTGACTTTGAAACGGACACTCTGCGCTACATCGGAAAAACCGAAGACCCGAGACGACGCTTTAATAATCATCTTGCAGGCCGGACAGCCGCAACCGCTGGCTGGGCTAACACTACCGATGTATATCTGAAAATCCTGGCGCAGGTTCCCAAGGCGCAAGCCGAGTTTTCTGAAGCCAGTTTTATTTTCCATGCCCTGCAAGAAGGGGCTCCCCTCTTGAATAAGGAAATCCCCTAGTCTTCTTTAGGGGTTGGTTCTGCTTGCGGTCCTCCCTGGCTGTGGTATGTTGGGGCGTCGGTTGAGAACGCCGCAGGACGCGGTGAGGGTAACATGGCATGGGCCACGTAGCGTGAAGATAAACCTAGGCGCGCTCCGGTCCGCTCGAAACGGAACCCCTCCACGCGTTAACCTGCGGCACTCTCAACCGATAAACCTAAACTGAAGAACGACAAATGGCTACACTGAAAAAACACGGGGCTGAATTGGCCCGATTCGAATACGTAACTCACTCCTTGGTCGTCATGGAAGACGGGCACGTTTTGCGCAACGACGGGCACGGCTGGAAGTGCTACCGCAAAGCCAAGCCGGGCGTCACGGGCGCCGAGCTGGCGCGCCTGCGAACGGAATCCTTCAACACCCGCCGCGCTGCTTGTCCCAACCACGACGCGTTCGTGCGCGGCCTGTGCGCGGCTGTAGACCGCCGGCATCGTTGGATGTTAGCCGAGGCCATTAACTTGATGCCTTCAGACCCCGACGGCGTTTTCTGCACCCTGGAAGACCACGGCGTGGAAGTGGACCTGGACACCATCGTGGACTTGTGTCGGCTGTGCGAGCCTGGACAGGCTGGACTGCAGGCCTTTTTCGAGGCGAAAAAAGCTGCGAAATAAATTTGACAACCGGCCACGGAGGGCCGATAATATCCTGTCGGTAAACTTAAACTTAGATTCAAACGAACATGAGCAGAAAACACTTCGAAGCACTGGCCGCGGCAATCGCGGAAAACTATCAGCTGGCCGTGGACGCAGACAACGTCGAGGCCCGCGCCGCTATCGCTCGGCTGGCCGGCAGCATCGCGCGTGCCTGCGCCAACGACAATCCGCGGTTCGACGACCGGCGGTTTCTCGCCGCCTGCGGCATCCAAAACTAATTCCTAATGCTAGGGGGAAGGGACGCCCCCGAATTTTTCCAATGAATTTTGACCTCGAATCTTTTATCGGCAATCTGGTGGGATTTTTCGCCTGCCTATTGTTCGGCGCCCTGATTGGCGCGCCGATTGCCATCCTTGTCTACACCCTCACTAAGTAACATCATGCACACTGTCACCATCACCTTCCCCACCGCTGAACTGGCCGAATGGTTCGCGAAAATGGCAACCATCAGCGTTGCCATGCAGCAGCGCCTCTGTGGCGCGTCCGCCGGCATCCTGCAGGACTCGCTGGCTAAAGCGGTCAGCGTAGGCCAACCTGTGGCCGGTTGTGACGCGCCGCCGGCAGTGGCCGCGCCAGCCAAGCCGCGCCGCCGGCGTAAGAAGGTTCTGGTTTGCGAATCGTGCGGTTCGACGAATGACGATGTTGTCGAGACTACGTGCCCGTATGCCGCGGATGTTTATAACGACCCCAACGTGCCCGCAGTGCTTTGCAAGTCCTGCTACAGCAATCGCTGCGACGATATTTAATCCCATGAAAAACATTCTCCAACGAAACGTTCTCCAACCCGCTCAAGACGTCTTCGCTCAAACCCTAATCGCGCGTGCACGCATAAACTGGCGCGTTCTCGATTGAACTGCTGCGCGACCGACGCACCCGCAAGTATTTTCACGTTGTCCTTTACCGTTCGGATTCAGGACGTTACGAACTAACTGCATACGTGAGTTGACAAACCGCGCCACCTGCGCGACAGTATACCATGAACTATTCGATTGTTTGGAAGATTCGAGAAAACGGAGCGGTAACTTTTCGCCGCGACCTAGACGACATGCCCAGTCTGGCGGATGCCTTGGCCAAGTTTCGCCGCGAGGAACCAACCGCTTACATCGTGCGCGCGTATGTGCACGAACAGATACACCCGGAACTTTTGGCTGGCGTGCTCAACCATGTGGAGCAAACCGCGATTGCTGAAGGCTGGCGGTCGCTGGGAGACTAACATCATGAAACGCTTTCTCGTTTTCACCTTCGACCGCTGGTATCCATCCGGCGGATGGAGCGACTTCGCGGCGTCGTATGACGCCCTCGAAGAGGCACAGAACCATGTTTTCGCCACGCACAGCGACCACTATCAAATTGTGGACGCGACCACTGGGCAGGTCATCCAATCGCGCTAAGCCATGACACCGCGCGTCTATCACCGGGACATTTACCTGCCGGCGGACCTTGTTGCGGCCGTCCAGTGCCACGACTTCGCCATGTTGCGCTATGGTAAGCATGCGCGCTTTGCGGCTCTGGATGACTGCGTGCCGCCGCGGGAACTGCCGCGGTCATTACTGCTGGCCGACTGGGCGTTAATCCAGGTCGAGACCACCGCGGGCCGCGCCTCGGGAATCCTGGTGCGCCGGCCGATGCAATGCGACCCGCGGCTGCATCTGGTCCTAGCAATCGGCGTGCCAGACATGCTCGTGAGGACGGTTTGGGTGAACAGAGCGGACGATAATCACCGGAGCCTGGACCGAAAAAAATATGTGCAGGCGCCTTGACACCGCGCCGCGCCGGTGCGACACTACCACCACGATGAATCTATTCGATAAAAACCCACTGACCGGCCGGCGCGATTTTCTGGACTCGTTTTTGTTTCCCATGCTTATTGGGCTGGCGTTTCTTGCGTTCCTTTATCTTCTGCTGAAAGCGGGGTCCCTGTGACTATCTCCGGCTGGATTTTGCCCGGCGGAAAGTTTGCGGCGCTGGACGGCCTGTGTCACGAGGAATGGCTGGAGGCCAACACGGATATCCACGACAACACGGGCGCCGACGTCCGGCAGCTGGCCCTGAACCGCGGCTACGCGCGGGCGCGCCAATACGGTGGCAAGTTGACCATCGAAGTGGGCGTGACGTTCTTTCGCGGCGCCGTCCGGCGCGCCATTAGCCGCCTGCTGGAAGACCGCGCCGAGGACTTCGACTTCGTGACGGTCCAGCTTGTGAACGACCGGGGGCTGCTGGTGCGGTCCGCCGCGGTCCAGGTGTTCGACGCGGAATGCCCGGCGGCTGCCGCCTTGTCCGTTTTGGAAAAAGTTAGCTGACCGATTTGACAAACGCAACGACCGGCCTTATATTCAGCCATGAATAAAACATATCAATTCAGCAAGAAAGACATCGGCGCGGTAGTAGTGTTCGCCGGATTTGACGGCGGCAGCTACAGCGCCAGGATTGTGGAGGCCCGCATTACCAACATTCCGCTGCGTGACCAGACCGTCAAGGTCGAATACTTCCCCGCCGGCAAGGTGCCGGTCTATGCCACGCTGGACCGCGCCGACTGGGGCCGGCTCACACTGTTTCCCAAGGACAGCAATTTCCTGGTGCTCGAAACGCTTTAATTATATGGACGTCAAGATATTAGGTGGCTTGTTAATCTGGGGCGTGGAATTATTTATGTCCGCCCTTCCTTTTCTCGGACTTTTGATGTTTCTCGGATGGTGTTGGAATAAAGAAGAGGAGAGAATGGCGGATAGAATTGCAGACCGCATCCGAACCCGCGAATAGTTCCATGAACGAAAAAATTGTTGACCTCGAAAAACTTCTTCCTTGGGGCGCGCCCAAAAAGGTTCGGCTCCAGGATGGGACGGACCGGATTCTACGCGTGTCTTTCACTGTTCCGGCTTCGTTCTGGGACGCGTGGAAACAGAACAAGGAAACTCTCCGCGCCGCCGGGATAGCGCCGAAACGCCAAAACGACGGCTCTTGGGTCATCAACTGGTGGGCGCACGTTGACCCGGTCGCGGCCAAGGCGGACCAAGAAAAGCGCGCCGTCGCGGTCGAAGCCTCCCGTGCCCAAGACGCGGCGCTCGATATCCCCCGCCCCGCCGGCCTGGAGTATCTGCCCTACCAACGCGCCGGCATCGCCTACGCGCGCCAGTGCTGGTCCGTGGGCCGCGGCGCCCTTATCGGCGACGAAATGGGACTTGGCAAAACCATCCAGGCAATCGGCCTCATTAACCTGGACCCCAACATCAAGTCCGTTTTGATTGTGTGCCCGAATACGCTCAAGCTGAACTGGGCGCGCGAACTAAAAAAGTGGCTTACTCGCCCGATGACAGTCGAGGTGCAATACAGCAACAAGCCGTTTTCCCGCGCCGATATCGTGATTGTGAATTATGACACAATCCACAAGTTCCTGCCGAACATTGCGGACCGCACCTGGGACCTGCGCGTATGCGACGAAAGCCAATACGTGAAGAACCCCAAGGCGCGCCGCACCAAGGCGACGTTATCCACGCGGGCCGCGCGCAAGGTATCGCTGACCGGAACGCCCATCGAGAACCGCCCGATTGAAGTCTGGCCCGTGTTGAACGACCTGGACCCCGTCAGCTGGCCGAAGACAAACTTTTTCCAGTTTGCGCGCCGCTATTGCGCCGCTAAGCAAAACGGTTTCGGTTGGGACTTTTCCGGCCACAGCAATGAGGCCGAACTGCAGCATAAACTCCGCTCAACCATTATGGTCCGCCGCCTGAAAAAGGACGTGCTGACCGAATTGCCGGCCAAGCAGCGCCAAGTCATCGAGCTGGACGCGGCCGGCTGCAAAGAATTGCTTGAACTGGAGGAGTCAATGGTGGCCGAACGCGAGGCCGCGCTAGTTGAATTGCGCGCTCGTGTTGAGCTGGCCCGCGCTGGCGAAAGCCGCGAGGAATACGCCGAGGCCGTCCACGCGCTGCGCCGCGGGCAAGGCGCCGCGTTCGAAGACATGGCCGAAATCCGGCACAAGGTCGCGCTGGCGAAACTGCCGCAATGTCTCGCGTTCATCGAAGACGCCCTGGAGTCCGGAAAAGTTTTGGTGTTCGCCCATCACCTGGACGTGGTCGCGCAGATTGTCGCGCAGTTCCCGCAGGCCGCGGTCATCACCGGAGAAACGCCGGCACACAAGCGGATGGAACAGGTTGACCGCTTCCAAAACGACGCGGAGTGCAATGTTTTCGTGGGCAACCTCGCCGCGGCCGAGGGGCTGACGCTCACCGCTGGGACTCATGTGGTCTTTGTCGAAATGCAATGGGTGCCGGGCAAGCACGCGCAGATGGAAGACCGCGCGCACCGCATCGGCCAGAAGGACAGCGTGCTTTGCTCTTACCTCGTGCTTGAGGGTTCGCTGGACTCGCACATGGCCCGCACCATCGTGGAAAAACTCGCGGTCATCGATGCCTGCCTGGACAAAGTAACGGACTGGGCCGAGGCCGAGGTGGAAGAAGTCGAACCCGTGACGAACGTCCGCCTGACGTTCGAGAAGGTGGCGGCTGAGGCGCGGCTGGTGACGGACCGCTGCGCGGAATTGGTGCACCTGGGAATGAAGACTCTCGCGGGTGTGTGCGATGGTGCGCGCAAACTCGATGACGTGGGCTTCGCCGCCGTGGACGTGCGAATCGGGCACGCGTTGGCGCACCGGGCAACCATCACGCAAAAGCAGGCCGCTCTGGGTGCGCGTATCCTTTTCAAATACCACCGCCAGCTGGGCGCCGCGTTCATCGCGGAATTGAAGGCCGAGCTGGCAAAGGGGGCCGCGTGAAAACGATACGACCGAAACGCCCGCGCATAGGCCAGAAGTTCCCGACATGGTTCAACTCTGAGGCTCGCGTGGTCAGTGTGAAAAAATATCGCGGGAAATATCCGCAGTGGTTCACTTGGGAAGTCGGCGTGACTTCCCGCCGCGACGGAACAGTATACACAATCTGCACATGAAAAAATCCGAACTAGAAAAACAAATCGACGCGCGGCTGAAAGAAGTGGGCTTCCCCGAGCCGGACAACGTCGCCATCGTCGGCGCGCAGCGGGAAAGAATTGTCGAGGCGCTGGGCCTGTTCTATCACGGGCACACGCTCGTGGTGGACTACCGGCAGCCAGGGCACCAAAAAATTTACGCCTGTCAGTTCAAGGTGGAATAACCCTATACAAATCGAAAAAGGCTTCCACTGGTATTAGATAGAATGAATTCAAACGTCATGCTTGGCTCTTTTATGGTCGATGGTGGCTTGGTCACTGTCGAGGTTCCCTGCGGCAAACCCGGCGCGTCCGCCCGCGATACCTACGCGGCGCTGGAAGCCGAGGTGTATAAACTCTTCCCCGGCGCCCAGAGCGTTCGGCGCGTCGGTTCGAAAATCGAGAAACGCGAGAACGCCGCCATTCGCTTGACGGACGGGCAGACGGTCCGGCAGTTATTCCCGCACGACGGGGACGAGAAGTCGCTGGCGCTGCACGTTGGACAGGTGTTCTTTCACGGCGCATCGTGCGATATCGTGCTGCGGTTTTCCCGCGGCCAGGACCGCTGCCACATCACGCTGCGCGACCGCCTGCGGGGGACGCCGGTCAACATCACCGGAGGTTTTGTCCTGGGGGGCTCCCTGGCGGCTAACCTCGCGGAGTCCATCACGACGCTGCTGGGTTCCACGGCACGGGAATTAACGCTGCGCATCAAGTGAAGTTTTGCGAGAACGCCCTTTGCGGCTGTCACATGGAAGCCGGGGACAGCAACCGGCTGCGCCGAATGATTGGCATGCAGGAAGTCGAATTCCGGCAGTTCACGATAATTGATTCAGTCACGCGCCGGCGCCTTCGCTTTTGCGAGGTGTGCGCCAACGCTGTGGCCATGGCGAACGAACAACCAAAACATGAGACCGACAAACGAAAAGAAGGACACAACCATAACGGTTGAGGGAATAGGCCGGTGCAAGCCGGAATTCGGCCGATGCTGGATAGTCACCGAACAGGAAACTAAGCTGGACCTGTCCGGCTGCGGTGCCACGCAGGAAGCCGCCATTGCCGCTCTGCGGCGCAATTACGCGCTGGGAGGGTTCGGAGGGCCGACCACGAAGAAAGGAGCCCATAATGCACGCTGAGACCACCTGCCCAGTCATTGCACGCGCTCTTTATTTAAAGAGGCAGGCGAAAGCCGAACGCGCGGCGCGGGTCCGCCGGCCCTGCCGTCTATTTCCGACACACTTCAGCGAGGAAAGTTTTCTCGCCCGGCTGGAACGTCGCGGCATTGTTTACCTGGGCCGCTTTCAGCGCCGGCTGAAGTGTCTCCTGCGAAATGCGGACCGGTTGTCTGCCGAATATGGGGGCGACGCGTCCGCCGTGGGCCGGATGGTGCAACACGACGCGGCGCGCTGGCAACGCTTACTCGCTATCGTTGAAGGAGTTATAGCAAAACGGACCTTGACGCCGGCCAAAAGGGACTCCCGGCCGAAGCGCATTCAGCGGTTGGCAAAATCGCTGTAATGAAAATTTTTTCGAACCAAAACCAAAATCAAAATGAACCAAAAATTCTATCGTGACCTCCGCGACCTTGTGCTCGAAGCGCATCGTCGCAACCAACAATTCGTGGATGCGGTCTGTGCAAATTGGAACGGCCGTCTCATTGCGACCTGCGGCGAGGCCGACCCCCGTCTCGCGTGTATGCCATCGCTCGACCGCCCTCGTGTCTCTCAACCCCACTCCGACAATGACGTCACCGGACCAACCTGCTAATGAACTTCCAAGAACTGCACGAACTTGTGACCAAACTGAAAACAGAAAATGCGACGAGGGAAACGGCTTTTATCCCGATAGCTCCGGCCGACCTCGGCGCGGGTATCACGAACCCTGGCACGACAGCGCATGGTTCGCCGAATGGAAGCGACTCGCTGGCGTTACCGACGCGAGTGAACCCCTTGGCCATTTATATCCTCGGCCCGATGCGAGGGCATGACCAATACAACTTCCCGGCCTTTTACGAAATGGCCGCGAGACTCAAGAACGCCGGCTACGACCCGGTGAACCCGGCCGAGCTGGACCGCCAGGACGGTTTTCGAATCGAGTCGTTGGCCAAGGACCACGACTTCACGAAATATCCCGACGGCATGGACGCGGAGCAGGTCGTGCGTCGGGACCTGCGCGCCATCCTGTCCTGCGCCGGCTACGTTGCGCTCCCGGGCTACGAAAAGTCTAAGGGTGCGCAAGCGGAGAAGGCTGTTTTCGACTGGCGCTGCGCGAAGCGTTTTGAAGCCGACGCTCACGGCATGTTTGTGCAGGTGCCCAACGACAAGCCGCCCACGGTTTCGTCCAACCCCAAGGACATTGCCGGCACCAAGAAGCCACCACTGCGACTGCTGCCGACCATCGGGCTCGTCTACCTTGCGAAAGTAATGGCCCTCGGCGCGAAAAAATATGGGCCTTGGAATTGGCGAGACGCCGCGGTGCGCGCAACGGTCTACGACGAGGCTGCCTTACGGCACCTGTTCGCCGTGCTCGATGGGCAGGACCTTGACGAGGAGTCCGGCCTGCCGCACGAGGCCCATATAATGGCGTGCATGGCAATCAAGCTTGACGCCAAGGCGTGTGGCAAGCTTATCGACGACCGAAACAAAAGCGGCAACGTTGCTCCGCTGCTGAAACAACTTACCGAAAAAAGCTGATGAAAGCGGCATGGTCACGAATCAAATTTTTCTATCGTCACTTCGGCATCCCGAATCCGAAAGAGTTGCTCATGCTGCTCTGGCCCAGCCAGTGGCTCTCGGAAAAGCTGTGGCCCCGTTGGGACCCCTACGCTCACAACGCGAAGGTGGCGCCGGCACCCAAGGCCGGTATCTACAGCGCGGAGCACGGCATCACCCGCTGCGCGGACGGCCGCGTGGTGCATGGCAAAATCCACGTTCCTGGCGCATGAAGGACTACGTCGAAGACATCCTGTGCGACTTCGCGCACCTTTTCGGTCTGCCCTTGAAGAAGGTTGGCTGGCTCGGGCCGCGCCGGAAGTTTTTCGGGGACTGCAAAAATGGGCGCATTCGAATCCAGCTTCGGCGCCATGGCTACCGCATCTATCCGTATCACCTCATTGACACCTTGTCGCACGAGCTGGCACACCTGCGATACCCGAACCACAAGCGAGAATGGTTCGAGCTGCACCTTCGAATTTTGACGGAGATGAATCGCCGCGGAGTGTATGAGGCACTTCGCAATTATATGTCTTGACAAAACTGCCTCTGCCGCCACTTCTTTCTATGAAAGAACGTGAAGACATTTTTAGCTTTGCTCCTGGCGGCGGGGACACTCCTGGCCGACGACCCTCCTTCTCCCATCCTCTGCAATGTGCCGCGAGCGCCGCAAGACTCGCCCCTGTATATGACCTGGGAGGAAGCGGAATCTCTGCTGGGCAAAAAGGTCAACTGGTGCCCGCCGGACCCCAATCCGTATCTGCTGGGGCCGGAGGACGGAACTTACATGACCCTGACCCAAGCGGAAATCGAGGACCTCGTGAAGTTTTGGGCGGCGCGCAAGGAAATGTTTCCGTGGATAGAGGAGGTCTTCGATTGCGACGACAAAGCAACCGAATTCAAATACCTCGCGTCCTGCTGGTCCGTGCGTCATTGGCATGGCGAGCTGCCCGGCGCGCTCGTAGGCAAGGCCTACGTGAAGCTGGACGGGCCTTACTCGCTCTTTCGCGACGACGAGCCGTGGGTGACCGGGCTCCACGTTATAATTTTCATCGTCCGCAACGACGGCGAGGTGTTCTTCTTCGAACCACAGACGGCAAAATTCGCACCGGTTGCGTCCTTTATTTATGAAGGGTCAATCGAAGTCATCCGACTCGAATACTGACCCATCGGGGCTGACCTCCGCGCAAACCCGACGAATTAAAAATGCCCTGGCCAATGGCTGGCGTTGGAATGGTCGCGCTTATGTTCGTGGTGACCAAATCGTGCGACGATGGCAGGACTTGCCCGATTGTCCCGAACAATTCGAACTTCCTCTTTGATTATGTGGCCTTGTATGCAATATCGCGCACACGCGCGACTGAACCCCGCCTGGGTGGCGCTGGGGAAGCGCGGGGGCTATTGGGAATGTTACACAGATTGGGAATGTTACACAGATGCCTGCGGCGTCATGCAATGGTTTTATGTTCCGAAGAGGGACAGCGAATACGACGGGGTCACATTTGGTTTGACCCCGAAGAAAGGTGGTGAAAAATCATGCCAGTAAAAATCAGCAAGAACAAAGGCGGCTCTTACTCCGTCCGGACTCCCGGCGGCGTTAAAGCCAAGCACACGACCAAGGCAAAAGCCAAGGCGCAGGAACGCCTGTTGAACGCGGTTGAACACAACCCGGACTTTCATCCTCGGCACGAGAAGATGAAGAAAAGAGTGATGGGCTCTTAACATTTCCGGAAAAGTCTCCACTGGTTAGAGTGAGAGATATGCCTGAGACGAAGCAACACCATTGTTACTCCCCGAGCACGTTACAAGCCCGCGAAGCTTGTCCGTGCTGGATGCCCACTGGTGGAACCAACACGGCGGCAGAAGCAGGCACACGCCAGCACGAGGCTGCCGAAACAAGGATGGATGACCCGCGGCTGTCTGATGCCCAGGCAGCCGCGGTTGCTCAATGTGTGCTTTTCTGTGACGACCTCGCGAAAAAATTCCCCGGTTGCGCCGTCCTCCGTGAGCAATATCTACCAGTAGATGACGAGAAAATTATTGCGCCGGACGGCACTGTTTTCGATGGCACGACAGCCGGCTTCGCGGACTTCTCGCTCGTGACCGCGGACGGCCTGCACGGCGAAATCGTAGACTTCAAGATGGGTCAACATGCTGTGGAGTCTGCGGACAACAATCTCCAGGGCTTGGCCTATGCGCTCGGCCTACTCAAACGTTTTCCAACGCTGCAAGACTGCAGTGTGACTTTTATTCTTCCGCATCGAGATGAACTCGACTCGCACACAATCGACCTGAGTAGTGCTGATGCTTTATTGCTGCGCATAAAAACAGTCGTGCACAGGGCGGTCCAGGCTAATCGTGCGGGAGACTTTTTGATGGCATCGCCCAGCGTGTCCGCATGTTCATTCTGCGGACAGCTGGGGCGGTGCCCGAAGGTCGCGGAACTTGCCCTTCGAGTGGGTCGTAAATATAGGCCCATTGATATCCCGGACTCTTTGACTCCCTCGCTGATGCAAGACCCCCGAATGGTTGGCCTTGGGCTTCAAGTCGCGCAAGTCCTGAAAGCATGGAGCGAGGCGTATCGTGCGCAGGCAACGAATAAGGCAATCATGGAGGATGGTTTTCTTCCCGAGGGTTACCGACTTGTTTCGGCTACGCGTCGTTCGGTTCGCAGCGCGGCGGGGCTGGTGGAAGTCGCCAAGCGGTATCTTCCCGAGGATAAATGGCCCCTGTTGATGGCGCTCTTTGAAATTCCAATCGGGCCAGTTGAATCCTTAATTTCGGTCGAGGCGCCCCGCGGTTCAAAGGAGGATACGGTTGAGCAGTTCGGTAAGGACCTTCTGGAGGCCGGAGCCGTGGATGAGTCTGAACCTTTCGCGTATTTGAAAATGGACACGCGAGGAAAGCGGAAATGAAATCGCGCCGAACCTATCACCGCGGATACCGTCGGAAAAATCCGGCGAAGTTCAAGGCCTATCGGTCACGTCTAATTCAAAGAAATAAGGCGATGGTCAACGCCATTAAAGAAGCATCTCCATGCGCGGATTGCGGGCAATTTTTCCCGGCCGTGTGCATGGACTTTGACCACTTGCGGGACAAGTCCTGGTCAATAAGTGACCGCGTAAAAACAATGACGGGACTCTCCCGGTTAAAAGAAGAAATTTCAAAGTGCGAAATTGTGTGTGCTTGTTGCCACCGCCTTCGCACGGCGAATCGTAGAAAACAAACCAAAACCAAAAACCAAAATGAGTGACACCGTTAGTTTCGTTCGTGATGGGGTCGAAGACTCCACGACTCCGGTAACCCCGGAACCCGCACCGTCGGCGGCTGAACCGACCGGCAACGAAGTGGCGCGCCCGGCGCAGTCCAGCTACTTCGACGAGGACGCAATTCGCTACGAGGACATCGCTTTTCCCCGGCTGAACATTATCCAGTTCGTCGGCAAACTGATGGCTGAAGGCGGGTTCACCCCCGGCAGCGTGACGCTGGCCGGCGAGCAGGAAATCCTCCCCGCGCCCATCAAGGACGAGGAGCAGCCCGCGCCGCTATCGCTCACCGTGCTCGGTTTTCGCCCGCTGCAATACGCGGAGAAACTGGCCGGCGGGAAACAAGGCCGTCTTTTCAACAGCGAGAATGACGTTGTGAAAAACAACGGCACGCTGAACTGGAAAGAATGGGACGCGTCCAAGGCCAGCGGCAAGCCGCTCGCCTACTTCCAGACCCTGGCCACTGCCTTAGTGCTGGTGGAAAAACCTGCGGACTTCGCCGACCCGGACCAATACGTTTTCCCGTATTCGTTCCAGCCGGACGAGAATACTCCTCCCCGTTACTTCGCGCTCGCACTCTGGGGCATGAAGGGCAGCGCCTATACCAAGGGAGCGAAAGTCATCCGCACCCAACGGGCTTGCGGTTCCCTGCGCAAGACCTACCTCGCGCACGCCTGGACGCTCACCACGAAGAAGGAGAGCAAGGACGACAACTATTATTTCGTGCCCAAGCTTCGGCCTTCGGCGCGTAATAGCGACCTGTTCCAGACGTTCCTGAAATCAATCATCGGCGCCTAAGGGCTCCGTTCGCCACGGGCGGACCGGGGGTTCGTTCTTCCCCTCGGTCCGCTTTTTCGTTGTTTGACAAAAGAACGACCGTGTGCGAGATTGGCGGCGTGAAACCGAGGCCAATCAAGATTCGTAAGACGTGGGGAAACCTGCGTCCGGTAACCAAAGTCAAACCCTCGGCCAAGGCGTATAGCCGGGCCGAAAACAAGAAGAACACACATGGCGAATAAGAACAGCACGAGACGGAAAGAAGCCGCGCGCGATGCCTTCGGGCGTCTCAAGCAGCAACGCCGGTCTTTGCCGGCAGATGAAGCCCAGGCCGAGCATGTGGGCGCCAAGCCCCGCAAAACCAAATACGCAAAAGTCGGTGCCTCCGGCCCGGCAATCGCGAAGAAACTCGGACACCACATCAATCCCGAACACCAATCACCCCGATGAACATTTTCGAATTCAAGTTCGTTCAACCGCAATATACCACCGGCCCCGCGCCGTCTATTAAGTGCCTGTTGGCCACGGCTGAGGCGTCATCGCCGGAGACCGTCGTCGCCGCGACCATTGAAGAGGCGCTGCTGGTTTTCAAGCGGAATCGGCCGGGCTGCAGCATTATTTCAATCGTCTACCGCGGACCCGCACTCACATGAGAATCCTCGCTGCCATTTTTTTCGGGGCCGCGCTTTTCATCTGGGCGTGTGGCGAAGGTCCCGCGGCGCTCTTGATGTTCTGCGCCGCCGGCGTCATTTACTTGTGTTGCAACCATGAGTGACCTAATCATCGAGAGCCATTGCCGGGAGTATCTCCTGCTGTGCTCCAAAACCAACCGCGCGGACAAATTCAAGCGCGTGTCAAAAGAAACCATTAACGAGGTAGAAGCAATGGTGGACACCGTCATTCGGCAAATCGAATCGAAGGTGCCCACACCGTTGCACGACCTGCCGCCGTGCCCTGAGGCTTTGCGCTGCACTACCGGCTACGCGCTGGAGAAGTGCCGCGACCGCCTCGAAATCGCGGTCCGAAAAATCATGGCCAACAAGGTCCAACATACGCCGTCTTGCGGCGTCACCCTATGAACCGACTGACCTACTACCAGCTGCGCATCGGAGGATTGACCTATTTCGGTTTTTCCATTCTCAACCAAGAAATTTTTTCGTTCGGCCCGACTAACACCGGGCACGAATACATGAAGGAACATGGGATGACGTTGGACAACCTTAGTCAAGTTTACACAGCCGGCGGCGTCTTGAGGTTCGCTTCGGAACACCGCTTCTGCATTCATCCCTGCCGGGAACGCACTTAACATTCTGCAAAATCCCTCCACTGGTATTAGCAGAATGAAATCCGCTGCGCAATACTCCAAGGAATGGCGCGAGAGGAATCGCAAGAAGGCTCGTCGGGGTTCGCGTCAAAACCAAGTTAAGCATTATGCCCGCCGGAGAAGGATAATCGACGAGCTTAAAAAAGACCCATGCGTGGACTGCGGAAAAACATTTCATCCCGCCTGCATGGAGTTTGACCATGTGCGGGGGCGAAAGCGGTTTTGTGTGGCCCAAGGTTGGAGCCACTCGTTGAAAAAGCTTTTTGCCGAGATAGCCAAATGTGACCTTGTGTGTGCCTGTTGTCACCGGCTTCGAACATGGAAAAGAAAGGCGGCGAAAGGCCGTCCACGAAAAGTATGAAAAGTATCGCAGTAGACTTCGAAACCTATTACGCCACCAAGCTGGATTATAGCATTCAGGACTTGGGGGCAGAAAGATACGTCAGAGACGACCGTTTTGACCCTTACCTGATATCGGTCTGTGACGGGAAAAATTGCTGGGCCGGAAAACCGGCGGACTTCAACTGGGGCGCGCTCGAAAACCAAGTTTTGGTTTCGCACAATGCTCAGTTCGATAGGACGGTTTACAACGAGATGGTGAAACGGGGCTGGGCGCCACAGGTGAAATTTTCTGCGTGGCATTGTTCAGCCAATCTTTCCAGTTACCTCTGCAACCGTCGCGCGCTCGACGACGCCTGCCAGTTTTTGCTCGGCATCACGCTCGACAAGTCCACGCGCAACGACGCGAATGGGAAAACATCGGACCAGTTGCGCGAAGACAAGGCTGGACGGGAGCGCATGCTGGCTTATGCGCGCAGCGACGCGTTTCATTGCTGGCAACTCTGGGACAAGTTTGGGCACCTGTGGCCGGAGCATGAGCGGCAGTTGTCGAACCTCACCATCGAGCAGGGCATGCGGGGCGTGCAAATCGACACGGAATTGCTGAATGAATACCTGCGCATCACCGACACGATGATGATAGTCGCCCTGCACGCGTTGCCCTGGGTGTCTGCCGGCGCCAAGCCGACGAGCCCCAAGGCCATGGCCGAGGCCTGCCGCAAGGAAAACATCCCCTGCCCGCCGGTCAAGTCTAAGGAAGGCGTGGGCGCGTTCGAGAAGTGGGAGGCCGAATACGCGCCGCGGTTCCCGTGGATACAGGCCGTCATCGCGTATCGGCAGCTGAACAAGTTTCACGGCACGCTGAAGACCATCAAGACCCGTCTGAAAGACGACGGCACGTTACCCTTCGGCCTGAAGTATTTTGGCGCGCACACCGGGCGCTGGTCCGGCGACGCGGGGCTGAACTTCCAGAATTTTCGAAAGGTGCCCATCTATGCAACCGCTGAAGGCGGGCTGACTGAAGACAAGAACCTCGCCGTGCACGCGCTCGACGTGCGCCGCCTCATTATTCCCCGCCCTGACGCTGTATGAAGATGATAGTTTCCGACCTCTCGCAAATTGAACCCCGCGTTCTCGCATGGCTGGTCAAAGACAAGGTGGCCCTAGCAGCCATGGCCGCGGGTGACTCGCCATACGTCGCGCACGCCAAGGCGTCCATGGATTGGAATCCTGGCAGCCCTCGATGGGTGAAGGGTGACCTGAAAAAGGAGGACCCCATCAAATACGCCCTGGCCAAGGTTCGTATTCTCGGGCTGGGTTACGGCGCCGGCTGGCGCAAGTTCATCACCATGGCGCAGTCCATGGCTGGCCTGGATATCACCGCGGGGGACCCCGAATGGGAACCCGCGCTGACGCGCGACGGGGACCCCGTCATCAACGCGGACGGCACTCAGAAAATGGTTTCGGGCTACGGTCAAAACTCCCGGCGCATCGTCAAGGACTATCGGGACAGCAACCCCGGCGTGACTGGCCTCTGGCGCCGCCTGGACGAGGACTTCAAGAGTGCGGTGGGCGGCGACTTCAAACTGCAATTGCCTTCGGGCCGAGTGATGACGTATAAGGACGTCCGGTCCGAATGGAAGTTGGTGCCGGTGACCGATGACGACTCCAACATCAGCGCGCGACGTCCCGGCGACGACACGCCGCTCGGGTTCAAGCGCAAGCTGTGTTTCACCGCCGACGTCGGCGGCATGCGGTCCACCCTGTATGGCGGGCTGCTTACAGAAAACCTCGTGCAGGCGACCGCACGCGATGTTTTTGCTTTTCACCTTTTGAAATTACATGAAACTCCGGGTATACACGTCCTTTGGTCGATACACGACGAAGTCGTCTGTGAATGTGCGTCTCACATTTCAGCTCGGGATGTTCAGAATATCATGTCCATTACTCCCCCGTGGCTGGCTGGGTGTCCTGTTACGGCGGAAGCCAAAGAAGTTCCCTGTTACGAAAAATGAAAATTCTTCCCATCTCCGGCGGTCAACAAGTTCTCTTGGATGATGGCGACTTTGAAGCGTTGTCGAAATTCAGGTGGACCGCACAAAAGCGAAAGCACACCTTTCACGCGGCGCGATATGAAGGAAAGAAGTATGTCTACATGCACCGACTTCTCGTCTCAGCGGGTCCCGGAGAACAAGTAGACCACAAGGACGGCAATGGATTGAACAACCAGCGTGACAATCTGCGCGTGGCTACACGCGCGCAGAATCAAATGGGCTATCGACATGACTGCGTGCAGCGGGGGTCCCGCGGGGTTTACTGGCACAAGGCAGCGAAAAAGTGGATGGCCCGGTTGGTGCACAATCAAAAAGGTGTTTATCTCGGACTGTTTAACAACAAGGCCGACGCGCAGCAAGCCTACAACGAAGCAAGCCAGCGGCTCTTTGGCGACTTCGCCCAAAGGAATTTTCGATGAATCAAATAAAGTGCTTCGCGCTGCGGAACCTTTGTAGCCACGAAATTACGGAGTGCCTGCCGTGGGAATATCCGGCGGACAACCTCGCCAAGGTTCCGCCGGACTGTTTCGCGGATAAAAAGCTGCGCGACAAGTGGGCGAACACCCCGGCCACAGTCCACCAGATGTATTCGGGTATTGCAGGCTTGAACCCGAACCTGCGCATCAACAAGGAAAACCCCGCGCACGAGTGTCAGGTGGTCCCCATCGACGTGGACTGCAAGCTGACGCGCGCAGAGCTGGACGGCGCGCTCGAACGGATGGGCAAGCTGCGGCCGAATTACATTGAAACCACATTCAGCGGTCACTTCCGGCTGGTGTGGATACTCGGGCGACCCATCAACTTTTTGGGCCGCGCTGAGTATGCGAAGTTCCTGCTTGGGAAGCTGCACGAGCTGATACCGTATCGGCAGGTGCCGAACATCGACGAGGGCGCGGTGGAGTCCTGCACGCGCTATTATACCAACGGCTGCCGGTGGGAGAAAATCCACGACGAGCCCGTGCCGGCGGACTTGGTCCTCGGCTGGGAAATGGCCTGCTCGAAAAAGTTTTCATTCCAGGGTCCCGAGCTGGTTGAAATCCCGCTCGAAATTGTCGCGCCGCTGCTCAAGGAAAAGTATCCACGCTTCGCGGACTGGGAAGGCGACTTTGTGGTTGACTCCATGGGGCCGACGTTTTGGGAGCCGGAGTCCACGAGTAAAAAATCCGCCATCGCCGACACCAAGGGCATCCGCTCTTTTGCCTCGCACGCGTCGCATCACGCATACATGACCTGGGCCGACTTCTTCGGCGTCCCCTTTGTAAAGGAGTTCCAGACAAAACAGATGGGCGCCGCGGTGGACGGAATCTTTTTCGACAATCACCAGTTCATCTACAAAAATCTCAAGGGGGAATGGATGTTCGACACTACGGACTCCCTGTCCCGCCACTTGCGCGTGGAGCGCGGTATCTCGGACCGCCGGCCAAAGGGCGGTCACTACTCACCCCTGGACGAGGCAATCATTCACATACGTAACCATGGGCAAATTGCCTCGGCAGGCAGCTTTGCCTTCTATCCCAAAGGACTCATGCCATATCAAGGAAAGCGGTTCCTGAACGTGCACACCATCGACGTTCTGCCGCCAGCGCCCGGAACACAAAAGTGGGGAGACAAGTTCCCCTTCATCGCGAAGTTTTATGACGGCTGGCTGACCAGCGGCGACGCGCTTGACTCCTTTATCTCCTACGCGGCGTATGCCTATCGCTGCGCCTACAACCGCGACCCGCAGCCCGGTCCAGTTTCTTACTTCATTGGGCCACCTTGTTGTGGCAAAACTCTGAATACGCGCTATATTATCGGAGCCCTGTTTAACGGATACGCCGAGTGCCAGGACTGGATTATGGGACGCGACTCTTTTAATAGCGAGCTGTGGCAGGTGTTCATTTGGGCATTAGATGATAATTCGCTGGGGCTTGACCAACGCACGCACCGGCTGATGACGGAAATGTTGAAGCGCGCCTGCGCGAATCAGGCCTTCCGCTCGAACGAAAAATACCGCGCCGCGAGTCTGGTGGACTGGGCCGGTCGCATTTTGGCCTCGTGCAACGATGACCCGGACAGCCTCAGGGCCATCCCGGAAATCGGGATGGGAAACCTGGACAAGCTGAACCTGTTTCGCTGCGTCCCGACCCGCACCGATGGGTTCATTTTCCCGGAGCGGCCGGTCATCATCAAAACGCTGGCGAGGGAGCTGCCCTACTTCGCAAAATATCTCATGGACTACGAAATCCCGGAGCGGTTGCTGACGCCGGAAAAACGCTACGGTCCGAAAGTCTATCACGACCCCTCCGTCATCACCGAAGCGAACCAGTCGTCCCAAGCCGCCGGCATGGGCGAACAGGTGGACGAATGGATGCGAATCTACTTCACCGAAAAGCATCCGTCTCACGACTGCTGGGAAGGCACCGCCTATCAGCTTTTCAAATCGATGATGACGGACTGCAACATGGGCGAAGCTATTGGCCGCACCAGCGCGGACCAGCTGGGCAAAATGCTGCCCGTTTTAGCCATGAAGGGTTTCGACATCAAGGTCCAGGGGAATGACCTTCGCCGGCTTTTCACAATTTGCCGCGGGCGACGTTATCCGAAGAACGGAGCGAAACCCGTGGCGGAAACCAAAGACAACCCATACACCAAGCAATGAACTTCACCTTCATGGGCGTGGAAATTCCAACACCGAAAGAGACGGAGGACTTCTCTTCTCGGTTTGGAAGCTGCATGCCGCTACACCCTCACTATTTCAACGTGAACGACACAACCAACTACTACGGACCTGGGACGGACCTGAAATTCAAACTTCTGACCGCCGAGGAAGAAACTCAACTGTTCAACTCCGCAAAGGGCTGCCGCGGCCAAAAGGCCGACGACGCCCGCGAGTTTATCATCACGAACCACCTGCTGTTCGCGATGACCTACGCGCGCAAGCTGGTCCGCGGAAAGCTGCCGGACAACGAAGTCGTGAGTGCGGCGAACTTCGGCCTGATGAAGGCTTTTGAGGCATTCGACCACAAGCGCGGCACCCGGTTTGCGGCTTACGCCAAGCCCTACATTCAGTCCGAAATCAAGTCTCTGTGGCGGTCCAAGGATATCGTGGACTACCACGGGAACTACCCGGACGACGAAGCTGGGGAAACGCTCTTGTTGCTGGACGAGGACGAGGGCGTGGTGCAGCCGGACGTGGAAGGCGACAGCAAGGAGTTAATCCTGCGGTGCCTGGAGCAGTCCAAGCGCGTGCTGACCGCCAAGGAAGCGAAAGTCTTGCGCATGTTTTACGAACAGGACCTGAACCTCCGCGAAATCGGCGACACGCTCGGCATTACGCGGGCGCGCGTGCATCAAATTCATAATGGAGCAGTCGAAAAGTTGCGTCGCGCGTTCAAGAAGGCCGGCGTGGACGAAAGGGGTGAGGTTTAGTTTTATGAGCTGCGTGGTGTTTATTCCGTTAACCCACGGTCAAGTGACCGTGGTGGACTTCGCGGACTTCGAACGGGTGCGCGGCTATACATGGTATACGGTGGCAAAGGGAGGACGAAAATATGCAAGACGGAGCCGCTCTGATGGCCCGGCGGTCTATCTCCATCACGAAGTCATGGGCAAGCGCCAGGGCCTGCACCTGGACCATGTGGACGGGGATGGTCTAAATAACTGCCGGCTCAACCTGCGGTTTCTGACTCCCGCCCTTAATCAGGCCAACCGCTCTCGGCTCAACAGAAATAATACGTCGGGGTTTCGGGGGGTTACCTTTTCTGCGCACAGAAAAATCTTCATCGCGCAAATCGCGGTGGGCCGGAAAGGGATATTTTTGGGTCATTTCACTTGTCCTGTGGAGGCGGCGCGCGTCCGGGACATGGCCGCAAAAAAGTATTTTGGTAGCGCCGCGGCTCTTAATTTTCCATGAACATCTTAGCTTTAGATTTGGGCACGAAGACCGGCTGGGCCAACAAACTTGCAATCGGCCCGTGCCACGCGGTCAAGGCCGGCACCTGGGACTTCACGCAGAAGAAAAAATCGAGTTGCTGCATCATCGACCAGCGGCTCGTTCTTTTGCGTAACGAGCTGCGCGACTTTTACGGCAGTTCGGGCATCGACCTGCTGGCATACGAGGACGTGAAGTTCGTCCGGTCCCAGGCCCAGGCGCACCTTTGGTCCGGCTTCAGGGCCATCCTGTGGCTTTTTGCGTATGACACCGGAACCCCGATAATCTGCTGCCCCGTTCAGACGCTGAAAAAGTTTGCCACGGGTCACGGGAACGCGGACAAGGACGCGATGGCCCTGGCTTACTACGAGAAGACCGGGTGCCGGCCAGACCAAGCGCCGCTGGACGACAATGCCATCGACGCGTGGCACCTGCTGCACTGGGCCGAGGCACAATTCTCCTCTTAACATTTCGGGAAAAACCTGCACTGGTATAAGTAGATGAATGACTCCGCGCCTATGCTTGTGTCGAACCGGGAGACCGTCGCCACAGCACAAGTCCACACGTTGCTGCACATCACGAACGCATTGCAGGCCTATCTGCTAGGCTCGCATCGGGAGTTCGACCCGTCCAGCCCGCACCCCGAGCTGGACGGCGGTGCGCTCGCCGCGGCGACGGTAACCTTCTGCAACGCTTGCAAGCGACTCGATGAACTGCTCGCGGACGCGTCCCGGTGGAACCTCGACAAGACGAATGAACTCTACAGCTCGTTGGTCAAGACCCAGGCCAAACAACAGCGGCTGTTGGCTGCGCAGACAAAAGTCGCGGAGAATGCCCTGCTCCCCAGCACGCAACTCAAGCCGTCCATTTTCCAGCACGGCGGAATTTTCCTCGCCATTTACGGCGACCCGGCAATCGCGTCGGGACACCTTGTAGGGCGAGGCCACACGCCAGAGGCAGCCCTGCACGACTTCAATCTGGCATTTAAGCGTCTGGCGAACGACCAATTTAGGGTCGAAGTCGAGCAAGACGAGACCCCCAACCCAAAGAAGAACAAATCAAAGTGAACTGGACCGCCTTAGAAATCGAAGCCCTTCGCGACGGCGTCAGCAAAGGTCAGAGTGATGCTTATCTCGCAAGTGTTTTCCATTGCAGCGAACCGGCCATCCGGCGCGCTCGCCAGCGTTTTGCGCCGGAGAGCGTGAAGTATCGCCGTCAGCTGCCGCCAGCCGTGCCGGCTGTGCCGACCACGTTCGAGCAGGACAAAGCACGCAAGTCGGACGAGTTTTGGAAGCGCGAATACAAGGTCCTCGAAAAGAAATACGAACGCGCCGTGGCTCATGCGGCCGTGTCCGAACAGCTGGTGGAGCTGGCCCGAGAAATCGCGCCAGTGTCGTATAGCCCGCTTCCCGCGGTCATCCCGTCAAAGGTTGGGTCCGACTGCTCTCAGTCTGCGGTTCTGTTGCTGAGCGACACGCACGTCGGGCAGGTTATCACGCCTGACCAGACCCTGGGGTTTGGCGGGTATGACCTGGATGTTTTCCTGGCGCGCCTCAAGACCGTGGAAACCGCTATCACGTCCATTGTCACCAAACACACCACGACGAAAGTGGACGAGCTGGTAATCTGTTTCGGCGGTGACCTTATCCACGGCGCGTTGAACCACGGAGCTGAAGCCGCGCAAAAGATGACGCTGTTCGAACAATGCTATGCGGCCGGCCACGCGTTCGGTCAGTTCATCCGGAACGTCGCGCCGGTATTCCCATCGGTGCGCATTGTCGGAACGGTGGGCAACCATCCGCGGTTCGCCAATCAGAAACGCATGCCCACGGAAAACCGCTACTCGAACCTGGATATGTTTTGTCTGGCTTACACCGAAGCCCTGACCAGCGGCATCACGAACGCGAAGTGGACCCTGGACCGGCAGCCCTCGGCCCTGTTCGAGGTGCAGGGGTTCCTCTTCCAGTTGCTTCATGGCGACACGCTCCGTGGCGGTGACCGTGCGCTGGGCATTCCCAACCACGCGGTGGGCCGGCACATTTCCAGCACCACGCAGCTGTTCACCAAGCACGGGCAACGCGCTCCGGACTACTATCTGTGTGGTCACCTGCACCGGGACATTGTGCTGCCGCATGCCAAAGGCAAGTTCATCGTCAACGGCGGCTTCCCCGGCATTGACGGCTACGCTCTGGCCGAGGGCTTCTCGCCCGTGGACCCCTCACAAACGTTTTTCCTCATGCACCCAAAATATGGGCAGACCGCCAGCTATAGCCTTTCGCTGAAGTTCGCCGAAGTCACCGAAACGCGGCCCTACGCTTTGCCGGGAATATAATTTGACAGAACAAACCCCCTGTCGTAACCTACAGACATAATGAAGCAAATCATTACACTCATGCTGGCGGCGCTGGTTTTAGCGTCGGTTACTCCTGCCAAGGCTGGCACCAAAATCATCGGTGAAATCAACGGTTTGAAGGTCGTCCGCATCAAGACGGCCGGCGTTTTCGCGCCCAGCACGACGACCATCGTGGTGTTCGACCCGAAGAAGCCCGGCACCATCGAAGGCGTGCTGAACCAGACCGGCGGTCCCGGGTTCGTTCCCGCGGTTGCCAACGCTGGCGGCATTGCCGGCGGCGCGGCGTTGCTTCGCCCGGCCCGTTCGAACACCAACGTCGAACAGTCCGGCGGCGGAAGCGGCGCGGTGAATGTGACCACGGGTCCCGTCAACAACTCCACCACGGTCAACGACGCTGGTTCCCATAACCACCACAATAACTAACATGAGCGACCAGTTCATCAAGGAACTCCACCACATCGGCACCCGCACCGCGGTCCTCGGACCGGAGCTGCAGGCGCAGCTGGCCGAGTCCTTTCGTTGCTTCTCAACGAAGGACAAAAACATCGCGCGCGAGGAGCTGTTCAAGGACCTCGTTCGCATCGCCGAACAGCTGGGCGCGGCAATCGGTTTGTTGAAGAAAACCATCAGCATCCCGGAGGGGTTCTACGCGCTGCCGCTGAATGGCGGCACCGTGAACTTCAAGCTGAACGACCTGCACCGCCAGCTGGTGGATGCGGCTGCCACACTCACGGACGCGGGCGGGTTGTTATACCCTGAAGCGGCCGAAACGTCTAAGTGCGAGTCTGAAGGACAGTAGGACCACACTACGCGGGCTACGGACGGCCCGCGCGATTCAAATGAACTTATATCAAGAATACAAAATTCACGCTGAGAGCAAATTCGGCGACTTGAACGTCGGTCAGGCCTTTTCCACTTCCGACAACGGTCGCGTGTTTATGAAACTGTGCGGGCGCCCGGCCCTGGACGTCGGACGCAAGGACCATTATTTCGAGTGCGGGGTGAATGCGTGGTCTTTCGACCGCGATGCCCTTTACCACTTCCCAGATGATACGGTCGTCTACCTCGTCGATGCAACCCTGCGCTTCGCCTTCGTGGCCGGGAGGGATGCGGAGTGAAAAAGCACCTCGTTTTAATCTGGCTGGCTTCCCTCCTGTTCGCCTGGACCGCGCTCGCCTCACCCCTGCCGTCGTTCAAGCAAATCCCGAACTACATGACGCCAGACCAGTGCGACCCATTCAGCGCGTCCGCCACCGCGTTCTTGCGCGCCCAGGGCATCCCGGCGCACCGCATCATTTACGGCTGGTCGCAATACGGCGGCGCCCGCGGCTATCACGCTGCCGTTCTGTTCAAATGGGAAGGCCGGCTTTATTACATGGACAACCAACGCACTCGGGCGTGCCGCGTGGACGGCAAAACCGAACTGGGTTGCGTGAACTGCGTTGCGGGCGCCTTCGGCAGGTTCCTGTGGATGACGAGCGAGGACGGCCCGGTTCGTCGGGAACCGCGGAAAATCGCTGACCTTTTCCCCGATGAAAATTAGTGAAGTAATCGCGGAGCTGGAAAATCTCAAGGCTCAATACGGAGACGTCCCGATGGTCGTTCGTCGTTATGACCAGGGCCATTATGGCTGGGAAGAGGCCGGCGAGGTTTGCATCGGGAGGCATTACTTCCAGCATCACGAAGACGGTGGAAGTTTCGAAGACGTTTCTGCTGCACTGACCACATGAAGCCCCGCTACGAGAAAAATACTACCCGGTTCAAGTTTTGGTGTCACGCTCACCGACGCTGGGCAACTTACTGGCTATATCGCGAAGGCATGAGCCCGGCCCCGCACTGTGAGCCCGGCCTAGGCGGAATTACCTTGCCGTGTTCTTGTGAATTGCGACCTTATGGCACCCCTCCGGCTACATATTTTGGGTCTTCCTAACGCGCCGGTCACTCGGGACGATGCGTTTTCCCTCTGTGGGTTCTCCGCGGCCGGCGGACGGTTCTGCCGGATGATGAAGGACCTCGGGCATCACGTCACGTTTTACGGGGCCGCGGGCTCCGATATTCCGTGCGACGAGTTCGTTCCCATAATCGCCGACGACGTGCGGAAAAAACTCCTGGGGAAGTCCGCTTACCAGCACGCCCGCATCGATTACAAGACCGCACTCTTTCAAGTCTCCAATGCGAACGCAATTCGCGAAATTCAGGCCCGCCAACAGCACAAGGACATGCTGTTGACCATCGGCGGGCTGGCGCAGAAACCAATTTTTGACGCGTGCCTGAACCTGGAGCAACGGCAAATGCTCGGCGTGGAATATTCTATTGGCTACGTCGGCAACTTCGCTCCCTGCCGGGTGTTCGAGAGCCATGCGTGGAGACATGTCGCCTATGGCGCCCAGAACATTCTCAACGGTCGTTTTTTCGATACTGTCATCCCGGTGTTTTTTGATACAAACCGGTTCCCCTTTTGTGACCGGCACGAAGATTATTGCCTGTTCGTCGGGCGCCTCATATATGAGAAGGGCGTGGGGATTGCCTGCCAAGCGGCCACGGCGGCGGGGGTGAAGTTGAAAATCATCGGGCACGATGCGAACGCCATGCCGCCGGCCGGCGGTCACGAGTTCCTCGGGCCGGTGAGTTGGCAGGTCCGGAATCAACTCATGGCGCGGGCCAAGGCTGTATTTTGCCCAACTCTATATTTGGAGCCATTCGGGTGTGTTGCAGTGGAGGCCCAGCTTTGTGGCACTCCGGTTATTTCCACGCCTTGGGGCGGAATGATAGAAACGGTCGAGCACGGAAGGACTGGCTTTCATTGCACCATGCTGGGTGAATTTGTGCAGGCTGTTCGAGACGTTGAAACACTGGACCGGCGATACATCCGGAACAGAGCAATCCGGGAGTATTCAATGGAGACCATCAAACACAGATATGAGACTTATTTTCGGCGGCTGGAAACTCTTTGGAACCGAGGCTGGGAAACGTTATGAGTGATGCGATTGTTTTTCTACCCCTGACGCAAGGGAAGGTGGCCATTATCGACTTCGCCGATTTTGAGCTTGTCGGCCGGTTCAAATGGCATGCGGTGCGTTGTGGGTGGCGGCTGTTTTATGCATCCCGACGGATAGGCAAAAAGCACGTATATTTGCATCAAACCCTTTTAGGGCACCCGGGGGTTGACCATGTCAACGGGGACGGGCTGGACAACCGGCGGGATAATCTTCGACCCGCCGCTCCATGTCAAAACAACCGGGCATTCAGGCGAAAAACCCCGGGCGCTACAAGCAGGTTCCGAGGTGTATTTTGGCATCCCCCGGCCGGCAAATGGAAGGTAAAGATTGCGAGGAAACACCTCGGACTTTTCGAATCTGAAGAAGACGCTGCCAGGGCGTATGACGCCGCGGCCCTGGCCGCCGGCTTCTTCCCTGAAGCCCTAAATTTCCCGCCTCCGGCTACACGACCGGAGTTGATATCGCATTGAGAATGCGACCCCGGCCCGGAGCCGGCCCGCTGGTGGGTCCCCCTGGGACTAGATTGGCCACCCGCGCGCTCATGGCGCGCTTCTGGGCGCCCGCGGGTAGCGGGGGGACCTCAGACCCTACCGGAGGTGCGCTCGCCCCGCCTGGGGCAGCCTGCGCAGCGGGCGCCCCCTCCCCGTCGGTGGGTTGAGCGTCGTTTCGGGCCTGCTCGAAGGACTGCAGCAACTGGTCAAATGGGACGGCCACGGAGTCGAGCTGGCCGGACTTATCGGCCTGGACAATTTCGTCCGGTTTAATGGCTAACCCATTGAACATGATGAAATTACCGGGCTTCGACTCGGACTTGAAAGCAGCGAATCCGGCCTTCTTCAGCGCCTCGGCGTTTTTCGAAAGTGTTTCAATCTCAGGCGTTTTCGACTTGAGCGGCGCGTAGGTGGCCGGCGGGGAACCCTGCAAAAGCGCGTTCATGGCTGGAATCTTCAGGACGGCCTCAGGCAGCACGGACTTTTCCTCCGGCGCCGGGGCCTCGGGAGCGGGCGCCGCGGCCTGGGGTTCGATGGGTGCCGGCGCGGAGGTGTCGGCGACGGGCTGAATGTCATTGGGACTGACCATAATTAAGAAGTGGGGTGAATGTCTGAGTTGTCAATGGGGCTTTGCGCCTCATCCGGGCTGGTGTCCGACAGGTTGCCGTCGTCATCGCGCGCGGGGAAGTGCCGCTGGGCGCCGGCCACAAGCCGGGCGAGTTCCTCGGGAGTGAGGTCGAAGTCTTCCAAAGTTAGTTCTTTCATGGTGTGGTCTCGGGTAAAACGGCCTTCTTTACTTTACCACCTTTCGGCTTCTTTTCAACCTCTTTCAGCGAGAGGAAGCCCTCGGGTGTTTTGGTCGTCTTCGCGATGAGCGAGTTGTAATCGGACTTCTCCTTGCCGGCGGACTTGACCCAGCCGTTCTTCTCGTAATGGTCCTTCTCCGCGAACCAAAGGATTGCCTGCAGCGCGTCGGCCTGGATTCCGTGCTTGTCGGCGACGTCCTGCATCACGTCCTGGCCGAAGAAAAATTCCGGGTCAGCGATACCCGTCTCGTTGGCGGATTGAATGCGCCAGGGCTTGCCGGATTCCTCATTGGAGAGACGGTGCAACAGACGCATGGCCCACACGTCAATGGTTGCCTTGAAAGACGCACCTGAGAGGTTCCCAGTGAAGTTCGGGGTCTTCGGACCCTCGACACCTTGCAACCAGGAGCGGCCCAGCACGCGAAGCACGGCGCGCGAGTTCATGCCGAACTTTTTCCCCGTCTCCTTCGTCGGAATCAGGTTGTTCGTTTCTTGCCACCAGTTCAGGTAAGCCTGTTTGGTTGGCTCCTCGATGCCCTTCTTTTTGTTCTTGGCTTCCTGGGCCGCGAACTCCTCGGCGGAAAGCTTGCCCGCGTCGCGCTTCGCTACCAGCCGCTCTTGTTTCTCGCGCGTCTTGGCTTCCATGTAATCGGAAATATCTCCGGCGGCATACTTCTGTTTGCCTTCCTGATACTTCTTGAGCATGTCATCGTAGGCGCCCTTCCGGAATTCGTTATACGCAGCAAGCGCGTCCTTGAAGTTCGGGCCGACGAGCTGTTGCGGAGACGTAGCGCCCAACAGTTCGGCGAAAAGTTGCATGTCGTCGCCCAAAAGATTTTTGGCCTTGGCCCGATATTCCGAATACCAAGTCTCGCCGGCATGGACGTCCGGGTTCTTTTTCGCTTCGAGATAAGCAGCGTCAACTTTCGCGGCGAGGTCCTTGCGATACGCTTCTTTTGACCCGGATTTTTCTGCCAAATCCGAGTGAAACAAATCGTAGGGCCGCTTGATTGGTAGTGGTTCGCCGTCCCACTGGGCCATGTAGTCGCCCTTATCGTCCGTCACGAACTGCAACGGGTGCGCCTCGGGGAACTGCTTGGACTTCTCGATTTTGTTCGTGACGTAATCGTTGTATTCCGGCGTCCCGGGTTTCTTTTTCTGCGTGACGTTGGTGTTCTCCGGGGTCAGGTAACCCCCGCGCGCCTGCACCTCGGCTTTGGTCCCGAACGTGGCGTCTTTGACATACACCGTGTTGCCCACAGAGACGGCCTTGCTGCCGCCCGTCACAGGCTCGTCCGTAGCCTTGTCGTAAAAGTAGGAGTGCTTCGTGGGGTTGAATCCGACCGCGGTCCAATCTTCCAGGTCCGCCGGAACTTCCCGGTCCGGATTAAACTTGCCCTCGACAGTCGCAATCGGAAACTTCGCAGCGCCCTCTTTGATTTTGCGGGCGCCCTTCTCGTTGCTGAAAAAGGTTGGGTCATCGAGCGTGACAATCGAATCGTAGCCAATGCGCTTGCCGACTTGACCACCGCTGGCCTTTTCGTGAATCGTCTGCACGAACTTGCCCGTGCGGTTATACGCGGGAATGTCGATGCGGACACCGACGGGAGTGCCGGGGTCCAGGTCACGGTGTTCTCCGACAAAGGGACGCTTGTCCACGGACAGGGCGTCCGTGATTTCTTCGTCCGTCGGAATTTCCGGAACCGGCGTCTCGGTCAGGTTGCCGCCGCGCGCTTCCACGTCAATAGGCTCACCCTTCACAAGTTTTTGAGCCACGTCAGGAAAGTCTTCGGCCCGCAATTTCGATTCCCCGGTTCCGCCAGTGGGAATCAGTTCACTCTTCTCCGCATCCCAGATGGATTCTTGATTGTTGTCGCGCGCGAACTTGATTGCGTTCTCCAAGTGTTCTTTGGGAACCAAAACATTCAAATCAACCGAGGTCAACGGTTCTCCTTTGGGTCCCCGTCGAGCGATGTTAAAAACGCCGAGGGCCACGTTGGGAACGTGCCCAGGAACATCTTTGAAAGAATCAATCAGGTCCTTGTTCGACAGAAGACTCCGCGGGACGTCTCGGCTGCTCAAGGTCACCACGAGCAATGGCTTGCCGGCAATGTCCTTCACTTTTCCGCGACGGTCGAAGGTCTCGCCCGTGCCGTCTTCTCCCTCTTGAATTTTTTTCAACGGCTCCGGCGTGAGAAAAGCCCGGCGTCCAGTGAACTCATTCGCTTCGAGTTCGCCTGTGCGCGCGATGTTGCCCTTATCGGCTGGTTTGAACTGTCCGATTTTGACGGAATGCTCCAGGGCCTGGGCGCGGTCCAAAAATTTTCCGGACTTCGTGTTGAATCCGTCGGTCAGGTAGCCGGACGAATACAAACCTGAAGGGTCAGGGTCCGTCAGGTTCGTGCCTGCGGGCAGGTCTTTGACCTCGCCCTTGCGCGCCGCTTCGTAAAAATTGTCCAAGGCTTCTCCGTGCCACGAGCCGGTGAATACCTGCCCGCCTTTGGTGCGGATGGACGCTTGCTTGATTGCATCGGGCTCGCCTTCGGCCGGCTTTTCCTCGGTCAGGAACCCCTTGCGGGACTCCGGCGTGGCGAATGGCGGTTGACTGTTCGGCCGTGAACGACGCCAACCGGCTGGACCGGCAGCCGAGCCGGAGTCCGTGGCCGCTTCGACAGCTTCTCGGAAAAATTGTGCCTTGGTCGCGTCAGCGGACGCGCGGTCCAAAGCGTCGAAATTGCCAGCACGCACTTCGGCCATGGACGCCTGTGCGGTTTTCACCGCGGCGTCCTGGGCGTCCATCAGCGACTTCAGGTCCGCCGGGTTTTTCAAACCCAACCCCAAGTCATACGCCGAGCCAGTCAGGGTCGCGTTCGGTCCAAATCGGTTCTGCCATTGTTTTGGCGAGTCGTTCACCACCTCGTCGATGGTTTCGCTCACGGGCTTCTCTGTCAAAAATCCCGCGCGCGTGATATCGGTGGAGCCGCCGCGACCGGTCAGCTCTGGCCGGCGTTCTGCCTTCAAAAGGTCCGTCGCATTCAGCCGCTCGACGACCGTGTGCAGGTCGCCCACCGGCATGCCTGCAGCCCGTAGACGGTTGCGCAGGGGGTTGGTTTCCTTGACCTCAACCGCGCCACGACCGCCGGTGACCTTTTCCGGGTAGACCGGAATGTTGACGCCGCCGGTAATGCGCTCGCTGGGCAATCCCTGGGCCGCGCGGATTTCCTGCGCCTTGATGTTCGCTGGGAGTCCCTTGCCAGCACGCGCCGTCACGGGCGGGCCAGTTTCCCTGCCCTGCAAAAGATTAAGCCATTGCTCCTTATCCGCGCCCAGAGGAACGCCCTCGCCCTGTTCGGCGGGGATGGACGCGCCCAGTTTGGCGGGCGGGCGGACGAGTTTTTCACCGCCGCCACGGAACCCGCGGTCCTGGTTATCCCAATATGTGTTCAGGTCCGCCAAAAGCTGGTCTGCGCCAGCGGGAGTCAGCGCGCCCTGGGCATCCGTTTCCCACGGCACGGTCTCGCCGGTCCTTTTCGCCCATTGCACCGCGCGGTCAACGTTGGCCAAAACTTTGTCCGTGCTGCGCGCAATGAGCTGCGGCTCGCCGGACTTCATGGTCTCCCAGCGGGTTGGCCGGAGTTCCTTGGAATGCTGCTCGCGCAAGTCGGGAGGCAACCCCCGGCCGGCTTCAATCTCAGCCTCGCGCTCTGGCTCCGTGGGCTGGAACACCTCAGTAGGCGCACCGGAGTGCTCCACCTTTAGGCCGACTTTTTCGTCCAAGGCTTGGTTGACCGTGTCAACGACGTCGCGGTTGGGCTTGTCCTCGGCCCACTTCATGGCGACCCCGGTATTGGTCACCTCTGCGCGGCGCGCGGATTTATCTGGACGAACCGTCGGTGGAGCCTCTTCTGCGGGTGCCGGCGCGGGAGGGGGCGCAGCCGGTGCCGCTTCGGGTTTGGCCGACGGTTCGAAATTGAGTTCGCCCTGCGCGGCAGGTTCCACGGGCGTCTGGATTTTGACTTCGGACGGCGGGGCCGCGGGTTTCACTTCCTCGGGTGTGACGGTAGCCGCGGCCTCTGGGGCGGCTAGCTTCACTTCGGGAGCTGTGGCCTGCTGTGCGGCGAGACGGTTGCTCTCGCTCAAAATGTCCCCGGACGCTTCGACGAGTCGCTTGCGCAAAGAATACGAGGGCTGGATGTCTAATCCAGGAGTTTTCCGGCCGGCGGTCATGTCCGCGCCAAGCGCGTTCCCTAGGGCTAAAGACGCATCGAGCATCACCTGCTTGAACCCGCGGCGCGGAGCCGGAAGCCCCAGCGATTCGAGTGAGGTGTTGTAAAGCAGGTTCGCCCAGTTGTCCGCGATGAATTCGCTTTCAACTTCATCGGGCGTCATCTTCCGGCCGAGCTGGGATTCGTAATGGTCCTTGAGCTGTTGCAGTTCGTCGCCGGAATAATTTTCGCGGACGGAATCGTGTAACGCTTTTCGCGCGTCGGGCGCCAGGACGGATTCCAAAACATGGGAGACCTCATGCGGAGCGTCCTCGGTCGATTTGACCAGCGTGACCATCTCTCCCTTGCCGGCGTCATCGGCCATGAAAATCTTCGAGACGCCGCGGGACTTGGATTCCTCGGCGACCGCGGCCTGCTGCTCGGGAGACAAGGGCTGGCCACCGTTCGCGCGCACGGCATCGTTCTCGATTGCCTTTTGATACGTGGCGTCGTCTACCAAAAAGAGTTTCTTTCCGAAGGGGCGCAAAGTCTCCCTAAGGCTGTTCACCATGTTCCGCGCGTTCTCGGGCGCGCTCGCGGCCACTTGGTCATGGACCGCATTCATGGCCGAGAAGTTGTCATACCCGGGCGAAGGCGTCTTTTCCCAGGTGATTTGTCCGGGGTCAAAATATCGCTTGGCTCCAGCCTCGGCCACCGCGCCTTTGATGCCAGAGACGGTTCCGTGAACAGCGCCGCCCACCGCACCGACACCGAGCAGACCGCCTTGCGGTTCGTCGGTGGCGAATGCAAGCGGAGCGGTCGCTGCCGCGCCTTTGACGGCGCCAACCACGGGCGGTGCAACAACTGCAGTCGCGGCTTTTGCCGCGTTCAAAACTTTTGCGCCGGTCGTCTGTTCAAGGCCCAACGAAAGTTGGCCTTCGGCAGGCGCCCCAGCGGCTTCGCCAACCTCGCGGAGGAGGGTGCCGCCCTTCTCGATGATTTTGCCAGCCAGCTTTCCGGCGCCGGCCGCAGCCATTGCCTTGAAGAAGTGGCCAGAGCCCAGACCGGCGGCAGTGAACGTCGGCAGGTGAGCGGCCTTGCCGATGACCTGACCGGTCACTTCCGCCCCGCGGCCCGCGAGCTGTGCGCCCTTAGCCGCTGCGGTTCCCGCTTGGCGACCGAGGTAGCCCAGAGCGGCGTTCGCGCCGGCTTCATCCGCGGCAGTAAAAAGAACCTTGCCAGCCGCGCCGACCGCTTTCAGTCCCGCGCCAGTGGCGACCAAGGTAATCGGGTCTGTGAGGCTGAGGAGCTTGATGTTTTCCGGGTTGAGCTGCACACCCTTGTCAACGAGGTCTTGGACGCCTTCGCCGCGCGAGAGGCCTTCGACGGTTTCGCGCCAACCGAGGTCTTTGAATAGCTCATTTTTTACTTCGTCGTCAGAAATTTTGCGCCAGTCTTTCTTGCCACCGAATTCGAGAGCGGGGCCTAACAGCTTGCGGGTCCCTTGTCGCACCATGTCCTGGAGCGAGCCCACGGCAGTCTGCGTGCCGGCAATGGCCTCCGCAATGGCTTTTTCTTTGTCCGCTTCCGCCATGTCTTCCCACTGGGCGCGCTTCTCAGGGCTTTGAACTTTCCCAATGGCTTCAGCAATCAGCGGCGAGACAGCAATGTCGCTGATGTTCTCCAAACGTTTCGGAATGGACTTGATGATATCCTTCAGCAAGGGAATCGTTTCCTTCTTGACGGACTCAATAGTTTTCGCGGCCGTGATTCCCTGGGCCTGCGACTCGCGATAGGTGTCCAGCGCCTTTTGATATCGCTGAGGGTCACCAAAGATGTTGTCCTTATTCGCGAAAATGAAGTCGTGAATCTTAAAGTTCGGGTCCTTGGCCAAGTCTTGGGGCGTGCGCTCGTCCAGGGCGTCGGCCTGCCGTTGACCCTTGAAGGGGTCCTGCACTTGCTGTTCCCCGGCGAACTTGTCGTGAGGGACCTGCTGCTCGGCGGCAAAAGGGTCCGCGGGTTTAACTGTCTCCTTCTCGCCCGGAGCCAGGGGCGGCAAGGGCAGACCCTTGGCGCGAAAGGCCTCGCGCATTTTTGCATGCTCGGTGGACAGGTCTTCCTGACTCAAAACCGGCTTGACGTCCCCGGGCTGAAGAGGGACGTCGGTGAATTGCTCGCCTTTGGCGATGTCCTCCAGAACGGGCATAAATTATGGCGTGGCGACCGGCGGTTTGTATTTCCGATTAACGAACTTCCGACCGTCCGGCGAAAAATAAAACTGTGCGTCCTCGGGGGCCTCGTCGGGCGAGTTCACCGTGGGGATTTGCTGCGTCAGCTTCTCGCCTGCAGCCGCGGGCGTGACCCCTTGAGCACTGGCTTGCGGTGCCGGGGCGGCTGGCGCGGCTGCAGGCTGAGCGGCCGGGACTGGCGCCATTGGCTGCGCCGCAGGCGCGGGAGTCGGGGCAGCCGTAGTCACGGTCGTTCCGGGCTTCGCGCGATTGGGCAAGTCCACAAAGTTTTTGCCGTTGATGACGTTCATCTCTTCGTCCGAAAAAATTTCGTCCAGGTCTTGCCCGAGGTTCTGCTTCTCTGCGCGCCGCTTGAGGAAACTATAGTGGTCGCGCGAGTCTTCAGAAATGGCTTGGTTAAAAGACTGAAAGGCCTTGGCCATCTGCCGGCGGTCGTTCTCGGTCAAAATAGCGCCGCTGGGCAGTTGGTCGTGGCTCGGGTTCGAAAGATACTGGTCCCACTTTTTCCGCAGCTGGTCCGCGAGCGGGGATTGCTTGTTCACGAACTCAATCATCGACGGCCGGATGACCGCGGACGGGTTCGCCACCTTCAGGAACGCGTCAATCAAAACGCCATCCTCGGCGTTCGAAGGTGCGGGGTTCGACAAAACGTTCTTCGCGGTGCGCAGCGCCCCAATGGAAACGTCCAGCCCGCGCTCGTGGTTTTTCTTATCCTTCTGCGAGACCAGCTCGTCAATCGCCTTGGGGGCGTTGACGTCCTTGGTCGAGACCGTTCGCATCGGGCTCACTGGCGTCCCTTGCTTGGTGACCATCTGACCGGTCACGGTCTCGCGGCCGGAGGGTTCCACCGTGGTCTGCGTCTGCTCGTGTGCGTTGAGCAAAAGCTGGCGGTCCAGGTCTCGCTGTTCCTTGGATTGAATCGCGGTCTGGATATTCTTCAGCGCCGCCGGCACGTCCAAAACGCCATCGGTCCGCATCGGCAGTTCCATGCCTTCATGTCCGGCCGTCTCGGAGTGTAGCTTCGCGATTGCCTCGTGTGACCCGCCGGCTTTAAGGTTCTCCAACTTCTGACGTGCCTCGCGGGCGGCGGTCTCGTGCATCAACGGCGCGAGCGAGCTGGCTGTGGCTTCTTCGCGCAGCATTTTTCGGGACTGCAGATAATGGAGCAGGTCTTCGGAGTCCAATTGGTTTAGCAACTCACGCGTGGGCTTGTTGCGAAGCTCATTCAGATATTTCTGCCGGAGAAGAGTAAAACGTTCGGTTGGCATAATTACGATAAACCTCCGAGGTCAGGCATGATATTCATGTCCCCGATGGGTGCCGCTTGAAAGGGTGCCTGGGTGTTCGCAACTCCTGGCTGAGCTTCTGCGGGCGTAAACCGCTCGTCCAAAAGTTGCTGGGTCGCGGACTTCTTCGCGGCCTTGTCTTCGGCTTGGTCCTGCTTGGCCTGTTGCGGCTTGGCCGGCGCCTGCTGTGCGAACCGCAGGTTGTTAATCGCTTCTTGAAGCACGTTCTGCGCTTCGAAAACTCGCGCGTCTGTGTTAATCGGAACCAATGGAACTTCCAAAGCCATATTATACCCTCGCTCCTTTCGAACGGTTTTCAGCCGCAAAAAGAGGCTGATGATTTGACCAATGAAAACATTCGCGTTGCTGGGCGGGGTCCGTCAAGTCAAAGCTTGCACACGGAATTACGTGGTCAAGTTCCCACACGCTACCATAATTTTCCCGGGTCATCCCTGGACGAAACTGACCCTGAATATAAATACGGAATTCTTCCAAAGGCATTGCGAGTAGTGTTTTAGCTGAGCTACTCTTGGAATGACCCTTCAGGGCACTTTTTATTCGATGACGAAGGTTGTGTGCGATTCGATTGGCCGGCGTGCCCATCCACTTATGCCAAGTCTCTCGACTCCGTTCTGGATTCGCCTTTCGCCAGTCTCTACGACGCGTTCGCATCTTTTCTGGATTGTTCGCATATCTAGCCGCCTCGCGTCGGCGGCCGTCCGCTCTACGAGCTTCCAGATTTTTTGCGCGGTATTTCGCGCAGGCTATCCGATTTCTTTCTTTTGCAGATAGCGTCATGCCTGCAGCTCTTTCAATTGTTTCACGATGGCTTTGATACTAGCTAAGGTCACCCCCACCGCGTCTACGATGGGAATCGTGGTTTCTTTACCAGAACCGTCTCCAAAGAGTCGAGACCAGTCTTGGGCCATGGGGCCGGTGTGTCGGCCGGCAGGAACGCCCTCGATGTCCTTTTTATATTCCCAATTCGAGACCGGGAGCTTAGAGACCTTGTCCAGGACCTCCGACTCGTCAATCTTTTTGATATTCTCCTTGGAATTTTTGTCCGAAAGCATGCCGGCGATTCCCACGATGGAACCGATGTCCATTCCGCCCCCGCCACCCGCGTTCTGATTGCCGCTGCCGTAGGAGCCCGGCGCGCTGCCGCCCATGCCGCCGGCCTGCTTGTCCAGCGTGTTGTCCAGAATACGAGCCTGTTCCAAAATTCGTTGCGCCTTCAAATTGTGCAGCGACATTCCGATATTCCGCTGAGCCTGACGCCCAGCGAAGTCCACATTTAACAGCTCGCGGCCAGTCAGCCCAGTCGCGGCGTCCGGCATCAGTGACTGAGCAAGTCCGAGATAGCCCGGCGTCCGCATCTGATTGGCCCGCTCGGAGGCTTGAATCGAGGGGAAAATCGAGCCAAGAATTTTCGCGCGCGATTCGGTCATTTGTTGCGCCGTGCTCGCCAAGCCGGCGGCTTCGACGGTGCGGGCCTGCCGCAGCTTTTCGCCGGCGCTGCCCAAGACATTCGAGACAACACCGCCCACCGAAGACGACTGCGGCTTGATGCCGGCCTGCGCGGCTTGACCCACTCCAGCGCGGACCAGCTCGGCCTGATATTCAGGCGGAAGCGTTCCACCCATCGACAGCAAATCGTTCGCTTTCTGAACGACGGTGTCTTTGAGCTTTTTCAGCGCGGGGTCCTGGTCGATGTTCTCCGCAAAAAGTTGCTTGGCCGTCCGGGTGGATTCCAACGCGGACGACGGACGCGCGGCCTCTGCGAGTAAGTCCTGCCGTGCCTTTTGGCCGAGGGCGTAAAGTTCGGGTTCGTATTCTTTCTGCAGCGCGACTTTACGGTCCAGATAACCCTTGTCGTATTGCTGAACGAGTCCAGCCACGCGGTCCAGGTTATAATCCTCCTTGAGTTGGGCGCGCTGTTGCGCGAGCCCGCGCTTCTGTTCGTTATACGCGTTGCGGTTCGCGGCCGAGTCCGTAAAGAGTTCGGCGAGCGAGGCGCCGCCACCGAGGACTGTTCCGATTGAGCTTCCCATAGTTACTCCAAGTTTTTCCGAAAATAAAGTTCGACGGCGGAATAGCCGCGCTTCTCGAACAGCGCCCGCCCGCCGTCCTTTTGAACAGTGAACGGGTGACCGTGAACCACCGACATGCACCCGCGGGCTTCAGCGTTTTCTTCCGCTTGTTTCAAAAGAGCAGCGCCGATTCCCTGCCCGCGGCATTCGGGCGCCACCCACAGCAAAACTATGGTGGCGGTCATTTCACCATTGAACACGTCCCGAAAATAAGTCATGCCGCAGAGTCCGCGAATCGCGTCATCGGCCGCAACGATAATCTCCGCTTGGTCGCGCCGCACCATCGGCGCCCAGACCTGCTCGAAGAAGTCGAGGTTCATTTTGCCGGGATACTTGATGTCCTCGAAGTAAGCCCGGAACAGGGGTTCCAGGCCCCGGATGCTCGTGTGCGGGATATATGCTATGGTCAGGTCCTGCGTCATGCGTTATTCCTTCACCAGATGCCAGAGGAACACGCTCGGCGGAACCGTGTTGTGTCCCACAGCCGCGGCCGTGTAGTGCGGCGCGTCTTCGAGCGTGAATTGTCGGCTAGTCATAATCTGCGTGCCGGTCCCGCCCAGCGTGACACCCGTAGACCCGCCGTTAGGCGCAGTGTGTGTCGGACGAATCGTCTGTGAGTTCGGCGGCGGATTGTCCGGGATGCCCGCGTTCAAAATCTCCGTGTCCGCGTCGTCCACCCGGAACAGCACAACGTTTCCGTTGACACTGTTGAGGAGCGTCGCGTGACCAATCATGTGCGAGTGCTGCTGGATTTCCAGCGACCCCAGCACGTGGAGTTCTTCACCGAACACGTCATTCGCCGCGCGCTGCGTGATTCCCGCGGGTGTGGACACTGCGTTGTCCGGTGACGCGCCCGCGTCTTTTGCCGCCTGAGCGATAGCCCGGCCACGCTTGCTTTCGTCATTTTCGAAAAGCAGCGACCAGCCCGGATTTGCTTTCAGGGCCAGCGTCAGGTTATCCGCCGTGACCGCCTTGACGTCGCCGGGCGAGCCCGCGACCGTGCGCCACGCGCTGCGTTCCCAGTGAATCAGGACGTTGATGTCCGTGTCAAAATACTGCTCCAGGTCCGCCGGGTTCGATGGACGGTTGGCCGTGTCACCACTCGGTGGAACGCTCGGCGCGGCTTCCCACGAGTTGCCGTCCCAGCCATACCAGCCGAGAGGCCGGTTGCCGACGGAACGGAACCAAATTAGCGGGTCCGCCGTTCCAGGCGTGCCGGGGTCATTCGGCCCAATGAACGCGAACTTCGAGAGCGAGTCCGAGATATCCAGCGGGACGTAGTGGCCGGTGTTGATGTCGAACACATACAACTTCGTCCCATTTTTGAACCACGGGCCGGAGTTGCTCGCGGGCTCCACGTCGCCGATGACGAAAAAGCTGATGCCCACTGGCGATTGAATCGACATGCGCTCCAGCATGGCCGCAAAATACTCCTGAGGATTTCCCTCGAAGTCGGGCGGCAGCTGTGCCGCGACGATGACCAAGTTTGTCTTTTGCAGTGGCATAAATTAGTGTGGGCGGCGTTCGAGCGCATCGACGCGGGTCGAGAGCGCAATTAGCGTGCTCTCAATCAACTTCACGCGCGAGTGCAGTCCGAATAGAACCGACATAATCATCTGGACTGGGTTTTCCATGTAGAGAGCGAGTTTATCCGCGTCCCCCGCAGCGACTAGCGCCTCGAACTGGTCGAGCGCCTCGGCTGTCACCACCGTGTATTTTCGCCCGTCGCGCCGCGTGAACTCGCGGTCGAACACTTCGACAGTTCGCGCTACGGTTTTGACCGCTTGGTCCGGATTAGGTTTGCCGTGATTAGGATTCGCCATAAATTATCCACATAGTGGCACTACGACCGCCAGGGTTTCCGAGGGGTTCGACTGTCCAAACTCGCCGAACGCCACGACTTGATAATAAAAAGTTACGCCGTCTTCCACGTCCTCGGAAAACGTCAGGGTGTCCACCGACTGCCGGTAAACAAACGGGCCGACCGGGTCATCCGCGCGCAGAACGTTATATCCCAGGGCACCGGTCACCGCATCCCAGGTCAGCGTCACAACTCGCGGGCAATCACTCACGCTCGCTTGCAAATTCGTCGGGCCGGCGGGAGCGACAACCGGCAAAAATCCGGAGATGTCGGTTCCGGAACCACTGCCGCTTTCTTCGGGGCCGAGCTGGCAAATGAGCGGAGACCTGTAATTGATGCGCAGGGCTCGCCGCGTAATCGCGCGCAATGAATCATATTGCATCATAGCCCGAGTCCCGTCGAGATAAGAATCGGCAGAGCCTCTTCGAGTTTTCGCGCCGCCTTGCGCCGGGCGGTCGTGGTCGCGATTTTGTCCGCGTCCGCTTGGCTGATGACGGACTCCCCGTAGCCAGTGCCCACTTCCGTGATGCCCTGCTCAGTAATCGTCACCGTTTGGTTGCTCGTGAAAAGCGGAATGTTCGCGTTTAGGGCTTCGACTGAATCCGAGGCGGCGCCATCGAATCGCACAAAGTTTTGTTCCGGGCCTTCGTTTTCTTCGCACCGGCCCGAGAGTTCCTTGTTCGGGCTGACTGAGCCCGGGCTGCCCGGCGCGGGTTCCAGGTAGAGACGAACTCCACGCACAGCACCAGGGCCAGAGCCAACAATGAGAAGTTGAAAAGATTCATCCAGGAAGTCCAGCTTAATGCTTTCAACGTCGCATGAAGACAAATCCTCGTCCGACGCGAGCAGCCGTCCGTCCTGGGTCCGCAGCGCCCGCACCTGCTTTTTGAAAGCAAAGATTTTCTGGTCACTCGATACGTTGTGACCGACGCGAAACGAACCGCGGGGCGACTCAATTCGTTTCGTGAGAATGCGTTTATACCGGCCCCGATGCGGTCCAGCCCAGAAGACCCCGAGGTCAACGGTCCCTGCCAACTCTGACAGGAAGATGTCCGCATACAGCATTTTTTTATCCTTGAGCGGGACGTCCGCGCCATAAGAGCGGGTCTCGACATACCAAGTAATTGGGCAACCGTCGTCCAGTCGGTCCGGGGAGAAAGCCTCCCACAGCCGATTTTGCCCGTCAAAATCTACGCTCGCATAAAAGATTCGGTTCGCGCCTGCGAACAGCCCGTAAAACCATTCCACCGGACGGGTGCCGGTCCAGAAAGAGTTCCAAGCGAAGGGCGACTGCTGGTCTTTCCGCTGCAGCGTCGCTCCGTCCAAGCACCACGTGTGGGTGTTGTGTTTGTCGCAGTAAGGGACGGACACCAAAAGGTAATTCTCGAAAAAGCCGCAAGCGATTCCGTTCAAGTCATCCCCGAGCCGGGATTTGCTGTCCGCCATTTCGTTGTCCTCGTAGGGCGTGATGGACGTCTGGCGCGTAAGCATCGCGGCGTTGACATTGGTCAGGCCTTGCGCGGAATACCACCACAGCAACCCGTGCAGGAGTGACACGGACCGAGGCGCCACGCAACCCACTTCGGGGAACTGGACAAACTGAAAGTTGGTGGTGGTCGCCCAGAGCGTGCGGTCGCGGATTCCGGATTGGATTAGAGTCGTGGAATCTTGGGTGAAAACAAAGAGTGATGCCAGCTCCGCATTCGCCGTCGGTTCCGCCAGCGCCGTAATTTCGCCAGGAAGCGTGAAAGCTTCGAGGGTCGCGAAGTATTGGGGTTCGAGGAAATGTCGGGGGTCATACAAGTCCGAAGCGAAAAGTTTTGCGCCCTGGGCCACCCATAGGCGGTCCCCGCTCCAAGCCATCGGTCCGCCGAGCTTGATATTCGCGTCGTGTTCCGCGTTAAACCCGTCGAACACGGCCGGCGCGGTAAGCCCGCCGTCCTGAATGATTACGAGGTTGACGGCCGGCACGAGCCGGAGCGAGCCGTCATCGTTGCGCGTCACGGCCTGCTCGGCCTGGACGAAGAACAGCTGGCGCGCGGACGCCGAAAATTGAATCGAGAGCTGCCGAAAGGTCCGGTAAGGATACTCGGACAGATACACGTTCCCGTCCACCGCGAACAGAATCGACTCTATTCCCAGCTTCGGCCGGAAAACGAATCCGCCCTGCAGGTTGCCCGGCGGCATGACAAAACGACATTGGTATCCCGGCCTGCATTGAACTATACCCCCGCGGTTCACGGTGTTCATTGACCGTGCGTAATACCCCGGCGCGAGTTGATTCGCGTCAGACATAGAGTCCATTCCACCAAGGAATGTAATCTCACCGTCCTCTGTGCGGGGCGTGATAGCGTCCTCCTTTCAGCGGTTAAAGACTGCCGACGTATTCGCTGTAGTTGCCCTTGTCATGGCCGTTTTTCAGGCGGTCAATCAGGTCGCGTTCCTCGCACTTGCCGTCGGAGTATTGAAATACTTCTTGCGGCGCGGGGACGTTCGCGTTGGTCTTCGCGTTTTCTTCTGCTCCCGAAGAGGGAGGCATGCCTTTGTCTTGCTTCATAAATTTAAGAAACATCCCAGTCATCTTTGACTGCGATACTATTGCGGTCCTCAACCTGTAAGGGTAGCGCATTCGGACCGACCAATACGCTCTCCTGTTCAGTTAGAATTCGTGTAGCATGCGCCTCGAAGGTCATGCCATTGGCCACGTCGGAATCCAAGTAGAATTTCAGGGCTTTACACGCCAAAAGTAAAGCGAGACGGCTGTGCAAAAGAATTCGCGTATTCGGGCTAGTAATTTCGAAAGATTTCTTCCGATAAAGAACTCGGACCCACGGGCATCCGCGAGAAATTTTCAGACGACGGTATCGTGGCACTGTTTCTTCCGGGTCGTAAATCCCAATCAACGTGCCGCTGCTGGATGAATTATCAAAAGTCGAAAGTCTGATAATTCCATCGGAGCGTTCTTTGATGACTTGAGTAATTCGACCGACTTCGGGGTCGCTTGATGCGGGAACGGCGTATCCAAAAATTGTAGGGACCAAAAGCCCGTCAGTCCACACACCATTCTCCAGCGTCTGGAGCGGCTTATTTTGCTTATCGAATCCGAACACGCGAAGCTCGCGACCGGAGTCGGACGGCTTGTCCACGAAAGCCACTAATCGGCCGGGGCAAACAAGGTCCTTATAGGTCACCGCGGGCAACTCGTCACTCCACGAATAGTCACATCGGGTCTTGCGGTCTCCCGGCCCGTTCAGGTGCCAGGAAAAAAGTTCGTTGTGTCCAAGCGCGGGACGACCCGCGAGATTCACCGCGAGAACGGTCTCGATTTCAGAAGGCAGAGTAATACATTTGTTCTGCACGCAAAGGTCGATTGCACCGACAAGAGGGTCGATTTCTCCTTTGTTTGCGAGCAGCCGGATAGCATCAGTTAAATATCTGAAAAGTTTTTCCTCGCGACAAATGCCAAAGATATCGCGGATGTCATCCAGCACGTCTTTAGCTTGAAACATGTGTTTCTCCTTTCGGGAAATTAACGCGCGCCTCTAGCCCACGCGCCTCAACGGCAGCCTTATCATACGCTCGCGCTGCCGATTCTTCGCATTCAAAAACCCCCAGATGCCGAGTATTGAAAACAGCGCACCATTTTTGCAGTCGCTTGTTCCAATTCACACCCACATACTGACTGCTGCCGGCACGTTTTACTCCTTGTTTGCTGGCGGCATATTTAAGACGGCTGGCTTCAGACCGAATTTTCCCTCGTAATTTTTTCGCGCGTCTCTCTATCGTCTCAGAAGATTGTGTCTTGCCCACGTTTTTCAGACGCATTTGAAGGCGGTATTCAGGGTCCGTCTCGAATTTCTTTTTTAATCCGGCTCGGATTTTTGCACGGACCACACCAGTCATGTCCAATACCCCGTCTCCCCCATCTGTTTCGTTTACCAGATTAGCACCCGCGTCGCGGAAAAACTTAATAAGGTCACGCTCCCAAAATTGCCATTCCGTTTTGGCTACGTTCAACAACACTACAAGCCGCGGAGATTTTGATTGCGCCAAAAGACTCCTAAGCCAATTCCCGCGGTGCGAGCGATTTTTTCCTCTCGCCGCTTCCGTAAGGTGGCTGATTACTCGCTTTTCCGGATTATCCGCTTTCCCGACATACCGCAGCTCGCCGGTATCAGGGTCACACAATCCATAAATAAAAGTCCTGTCGGACATTATTCGCCTTCGGCTTCTTTCTTATAGCGGTCGAGCGCGTCCGAACCAGACTCCTCGTCCATCGTCTCCCCCTCGGACTCACCTTCCTCGACGTCGTTAATGGACTGGATTTCCAGGTCCACCGTATAACGGGTCTTGCCGTTTTGGTCCTTGGACTTCGCCTCATGCGTTTTCCGGAACGTGACGGTCAGCTCTCCAGACTCCGGGAGGTCATAGCTCGTAGGCCATTCAAGATGGAGAGTCGGGAAAATTTTCTTCTGGCTGGACGCGACCGATGTCGGTCCCTCCAGGTTGTAGCCCAAATCAATAGGGGTCTTCATACCTTAATAAGTGGAGTTTTCCGGACGTTTGTCAATAGAGTTTGAGGACGGCTATTCCAGCCACCTCAATCGGCACGGTGGCGTGTTGCCACCAAATGTTGATGCTGTCCAAGGCCCCGTTCGTTTCGCTATGCGAAATGGTGTTCGTGGCCGCATTACCGTCCCAGAACCAGTTCAGGGGCAGCGTAGCGTTGTCCGGAATAGCGACCGCCTGGAGGAGCGAGCCCCAATCCAGAGCCTTTTCTGGCCCGTCGGCACCCGTTCCAGAGCCAGAGGGTCCCAATCCGAACAATACATAATTGTTGCTTGTGGTCCCGAACCGAACGCGCCGGATGTCGCAGATATTCACGACCAACCCCGCAGACCCGGCCGCGGTGTAGCCCTTCATGGACGTAAACCCGCCGCCGTCACCCCAGGTCGTGTTGTGCTTGGTGGAGGCGCTGGCAAACGTCGCGGCGAAGGTCGCCATGTCGCTGCCGGTCGAATACGTGTATTGATTAGTATTCGTCGGTCGCGAGCCCACTCCGATGAAGTTCGCGCAGCCCGTGCTGCCGGCACCGTCCGTAATACCAGAGCAAACGCCGAAAACAAAGTCGCCAGTGATAGTGGCCGCGCCACTGATTCGCAGAAGGACGCCAATGCGAAGCCGCTTCCACTTTTCTCCCCACGCCATCTTGCGCTTGAATTCGCCAGGGCCGACGAGCGAGAGCCGCTTATCGGTGCCAGCAAAACCCGTGACAGCCACGATAGTCGCGCCAGACGCCGAACCCGAGCCGCTCCATCCGGAGCCACTCGTGAAGTTGGAGATTGCGCCAGTCGCGTAATCCTCGAAATTATCGAGCGCAAAAGAATCGCTCGTATAGGACGCGCCGGCCGCGCCGCCTGACCCACTTGCGCCTGTCGGCCCAGTTGGTCCTGTTGGCCCCGTAGGTCCAGTTGGCCCAGTAACGCTCGCGCCTGTTGGCCCTGTTGGCCCCGTTGGACCTGTGGGACCCGTGGGACCCGTGGGGCCGGTTGGCCCAGTCACGCTCGCGCCGCTTGCTCCCGTGGGTCCCGTTGGTCCGGTAGGTCCGGTAGGCCCGCTTGCGCCATTTGCTCCGGTAGGGCCTGTGGGGCCTGTTGGCCCGTTACTTCCCGTTGGCCCAACCGCGCCAGTTGGTCCCGTTGGTCCGGTAGGTCCGGTAGGCCCAGTTGCGCCGTTTGTCCCGTTCGTTCCGTTAGTTCCGGGCGGGCCTGTCGGACCCGTCGGACCCGTCGGACCGGTAATCCGGTTCAGGTCGTTTACGTGCAGCCGAAAAAGTTGAATCACGCCGCCCGCATTGAGCTTCCCAATCAGGATATGCCCGTCGTCCGCCGAGGTTAGCGGCGCTGTCTCGTAAAATTCCTCTAATGCGTAGTTCATCAGTAAATTTTGTGGACCGCCATGCCGCAGATTTCCAACGGATGCGTGCCGTCCCAACGAATGTTGAGCGTGTCAAAAGCCCCCGTGCTCTCGTCGTCGTTAAAGCTGGCCGCGACCGTCGTGGACCCGGAGCCCGTCACCGTGACGATTGTGTCGTCCTGCGCCAAGCCGCTGTTGTTCGCGCTGTCGAGCGCAACATCGAAAAGCGAACGCTTGCTGAGCGAAAATTCTGCGTTGGTCGCGTTGGTCGAGCGCATGCCCCACGAATACGCAACTGACGTCGCCGAGGTGGCGAACACCGGCCGCGCGACTTCGAGGAAAAACATCGTGCGCAGAGCTTCGGTAGAGGCGAATCGACGACCGTCGGACCCGGCGCCGACTCCATGGTCTACCGGGGCGCCCACTCCACGCTTCGTGACGAAACGCGTGCTGACGCTCTGCGCGAAAAAATCTTTTGTCACGCCGTTCGTGAACACCCATGAGCCGACGCTAGCCGGGTCGAAGTAAGCCCCGATTGCGTTGTCCGTGTTTCCCCCGAAGGGGTTCGCGGTGCCCGAGCAAAGTCCGATGAATCCGTTCGCAGTAAAAGTGGTCGCGCCATTGACGCGTAGCAAAAGCGCGATGCGTAGCCGGTGCCAGTCGCTGCCGATATACAGCTTGCGCGCGAACTCGCCGTTGTTTAGGCTCAGCCGTTTTTCGGTGCGGCCGTTCGCGATGTTGCGTTGCACGATGGTTCCGCCCGAGACAACGCCGGCCGTGTCCCAGCCGAACCCGCCGTTGGGCGCGACAATCGCACCCTGCGGGTATTCCTCGAACAGGTCCACCGAAAACCCGTCGGGGTGCACCCACTCGTCCGAGCTGTCCGCGCCTTGTGCGCCGGTTGCGCCCGTCGGACCAGGAGCCCCGCTCGCGCCTTGCGCGCCGGTAGGGCCGGTAGCGCCGGCCGCGCCCGGCAGCCCTTGCGGCCCAGCTGGACCCACGGCACCGAGTTTGTCAGGCGCAATTTTCTTCGTGATGTAAGGCTTCGGGGCGCCCGGCGGCTGCTTTTCCGCGATGAAAAGCCACCCCTCGGGATTCGCTTCGGCGCCGTTTACGTATTGGCTAACTTTCATTATCGTAAATCGTCGTGAATGGTTTCGCCGGTGACCTCGTCCAGAATCGGAAAGCCGTCTTCGTCCTGCAGCACGTCATCAGTCTGGTTGACGATGATGCGCGCGGGCAGCGTGCGTCCGGGCAAAATCTTCGTCGAGCCGCGCTTGGAGCACGGGAAAGACAAATCGTTTTCCGGGTCGCGTTGAATTGGATGCGTGCAGTCGCTCATTGCAATCGGATATACGCGATGTTCGAGCCGTCCTGGAAAATCGTTTGTGGCGAATCTGCGCTCTCCGACGTAACATGAACGTCGATGATTTGATTGTCCGCGGACGTAGTGACCAGCGCCCAGATGTGCACGTAGTTCGTGTGGTTCGAGCCGCCGGTGTTGAAAATAATCACGTCGGGGTGCTCGCCGCCGGGCACAGGAGTCGCCGTGGTTTGGTTGTTCAGATAAAAATCCCAGCCCAGGTTGTTTCCGCTGCCGACGTCGTTAAAACACCGGAACCGCGCGATGACCCAATAGGTCCCGGCGACCGGAAGGTTGACCTCGGGGTCGTCCGTTCCGAACGTAATTTTCTGGTCCGTGTTGTCCACGGCAAAATCCGTGGCGCCCGTGATGACGACCTGACCGTTTTGGTTCGTGGTCACCGCTCCCGTCGGCCCCGTCGGTCCAGTGGCGCCGCCTGCGCCAGTAGGCCCCGTTGGTCCTTGCGGGCCGTTTGGTCCCGGCGTTCCCGGCGCGCCCGTTGGTCCGGTAATCGTGAGCCCCTGTGGCCCCGTCGGGATGACAATCGTGCCGGGCACGGTCACCGCGTTGGGCGAGGGGACGGCGGAAATTAGTTGCGCGAAGACCGAGTTCGACACTCGGCTCGTCACGATGTAATAACCGGAGCCGGGGATGAAAACCGTCTGGCCGACGGTCACCGTGGGGGAGTCCACGATATTGAAGTTCACCGTGCCGCCGGAGGAGGGCTGCACGAACGCCGTAAGCAAAATTGTCCAGGGAGTCGGCCCAGCCGCGCCGGCCGCGCCGGGCGCACCAGTCGGGCCTTCGAGCCCATTGATGCCGTCGCGAAATAATCTTAAAAAGTAGCAACTTAAACCTTCCCCATCCGCTCGGGGGTTCCCCGGCAGTCCAATATCCAAATTACAAGGTAAAATCCACCGCACTTCCCCATTTATCTCCGTCTTCGTGACGGAGCCGAAAAAAGCGTCTACAAAGTTTTGAAGTGCGCTTGGCAAAGTTTCACAGTCCGCAGAGTTCGGGGGACAAGAACGACATGGATTTTGTAATTGCGACCCGCAATTCGAGGGAAACGTAGTATTGCAATCCGCGCCGCCGCACCCGCCGCAATCACAATCATTGCAATTATTACATGACATATCGTGCCCCCTTGCTCCGATTTTCCGAGGTCAGCATCGGCTGAGTATTAGACCAATGAAAACATTCCCGCTGCTGTGCCGGGTCTTTTAAATCAAAACTTGCGCAAGGTCTGACGTGGTCTACTTCCCACAGCACACCATAATTATTCCACGCCATTCCAGAATGAAACTGGCCCTGCAAATAGATTCGATACTCCTTCCAAGGCATTGCCAGAAGTTCTAGAGTTGACGCGGTTTTTGTTCTCCCGGACAAAACATTCGCGATTCGCGACCGAACTTGCGACACCAACGGATGTCTGTCCCTGTAGAGTTGCATGGATGCGGCCCGGCTAATCAAATTTCGTTTCCTCCAAGCACGATGCCCTTTCGTAACTTTTTCAGGATTGTTCGCCCTCCATTTTCTGGAGTATTCGTTTCCCTTTTTGCGTCGAACCACTGGGTCTGCGTAAGGCATAAATTATTTCTTGAGTAGTTCCGTCACCTGCCCGCGCAAAACTCCGTGCCGATGGGCGAAGAACCACCATCCGGCCAAGCCCACCGCGCTCGCGAGAATGAGCAGTTCATGTCCGACAATCAGAGTCGGCAAAACGATGAGCGCAAGACCGGCCGCAGCAATCACCGCGCTGGTCGTCACGCTGCCGCCCACCAAAAGCTTCAGCGGCGGATAAACCGCGCTGGCTGCGCCGAATAGGAAAAGCAGCACGCCCACCCAGACGATTCCTTTGAGAGAAGACAGCTTCGCGGCGACTTCGCGCGCGGTGTCTTTTTGCGCGGCACCGATTTTCGTGTGGACTTCTTCAGTCGTTACGCCGGTGGAATCCGTCACGCGCTTGTAATCCTGAATCGTCGAATCCTTCGGATTCTGCGACTGATGAACCTGAATCACCTTGTGACCGTCCGTAATGGACGCGTTACCGGGCTTCAGCGGAAGAATCGAGCAGCCGGCCAGCAGAGCAACCGTCGTGAGTAGGACGAATAGTTTCATTATGCTCCGATAAGCCCATGACTGATTAAGTCGTCAATCAATGCCTTGACGTGTTGAGCGAGGATTTCCAGCGTCACCGTGCTGGTAGCAAAAGTCGTGCGGGCCGCGGTGCCCGTGGCTGCGGTCCAGCCCGTCTTTCGGGAGTCCACGACCTGGGTGCCGGCCGATTGCAGAACGGCTCCGTTCCGCAGGTCCAGCGCGCCCGCGGTGAAGCGGGCCATTTCCGTGGTAGCCGTCGCGCCATTGGCGACCACATTGACGGTCAGCCGGCCGCCGTGCGCCGAGCCGGTAAAAGTCTGGTTCGCGGTGAGCTGAACCACCGCACCGGGAAAATATCCCGTGCCGTCCCAGCCATAAAAATCGATGCGGCCCAAGTTGTCGTTCGCGGCCACCGGGTTGTTCGCATTCCCAGTCGTGCCCTTCTTCTGTATCCGAAGAATCGCCGGAGCGTTATCCGCCACGTGACGGGTCAGCAACACCGGGCTCGCCGCGTCGGGGTCCACAACTAAGATTCCATTGTCGGTTCCGTCCACGCCGACCGTGACGGCCCCGGTGGATGTCAGCGCCGGCACCGTAAGTGGGCCAGAAAAGGTGTCGCCGGCCTTGTTCGCGGGAGTGTAGCCCAGAGCGCCGGTCACGTCGCCGGAGGTCAGCGAAACCGCGCCGGTGCGCGCGTTGAAAGAGAGAACGCCAGACGCGACCCCGCCTTGGAGCAGAAGACAAATCTTCTTCAGCAGCGTGTTGTCCGGGTCGTTGTATCGAGGGGTCGTGTCCATAGGATTAAAACATGATGCTCAGCTGCAGCGCGATTTTGTATAGGAGCCGGTGGTCCGAGTCGCCGGGCTCGGCTTCGCCGCCGAGACTCTCCAGCCACTTCGCGAGAAGTGTGTTCTCGGAGTCGCCCCACTTCGGGCTGTGGTCCGGCCAGAGCATTTACGAGATGATTGGAGACGCTTCCTTAATCAAGTTCAGGATGGTCCCGAGTTCCGCGTAGTTCACCTTGTGAGCCGGCACGCCAAGCGCGATGGCCGTCTTGCGGGCCAAGTTCACGTAATCATCGGAGGTGCTATAGGTAATGCCGATAGCGGCCTCCAGGATTGCCCCAGCGATATCTTTGGGGTCATTGTAAGCGTTCATTACTTCTTGTCCTTTTTGTTGTCGCGATGAAGTGCTTGAGCCTTGCGGAAAATATACCACGTGGTCACCGCGGCCACGGAGATTTGTCCGACCAACACCAGCGCGTTCAAAAATGGCATGCTCGTGTCGATGAAAAGGTTTGCGAGAGGGGAACCAAACCCGAGCAGGGCGGCTCCGGAAACTTTGATGTTGTCGAACATCAGAAAAAGGTTGGGAGTGAGGGGTATTATATATAATACCCCTCAAACCCAAATTGGTCAGGTAATGGGCGTGTCAATGCCGAGGGCAGTGACGAGCTGATTATCCCAGTCGGAGCCGACGCTCTTGTCCGTGATAGCGGACCCGCCGGCAATGAGAATTTCCTGCAACAGCCCGGAGACGGAGCGGCCTTCGAGCCCGGTAAGGCTGAGGTCGTGTCCGAGTGCGAGCAGCGCAGCTTGAGCTTCAACGTAGGTCATAATTTTGTGTTGGTTGATTGTTTAACTTGCCGGCGAGAGGTTAGTCTCGCCGGCAAGACCCTACAGACCCAGCTTAGGAGTCGCAGACTCCCAAGGTGGCAAACGAGTCGCTTCCGGAGAAGCTCGAACTGTCCGTCACGGTGCAGTCCGGCAGACCGAGGTCCGCTTGGCAGCGCCGATACAGGATGGGAACAACGTGCTGAGGCCGAATCGGCTGATACGCACGAGTAATCTGATACTTGTGCCAACCGAAGTCACCGAACTGGTTACAGTCGTTGTCGATGATGTAATGCCATTCCAGCTCACCCATGTGAAGCTGAGGGGCAAACTTGAAGGTGCCTTCGCCAACATACTTCTCGGGCACGAGCCGATTGAAGGTGTTGTCGAACATCAGGAACCCGACTTCAAAATCCGCAGCCAACCACGCGGGATTGACCTTGGCGTAAGCCGTGTTCTTGGTGAGGTTCGGGACGTTCACGACGGGGTCAACCAAAATCAGGTTGCCGTTACCGTCGAATCCGGTCGCACGCAACGGGCGCTGGTCAACACCAAACGCGATGCCGCGGTAGGCCGGAGCTTCCTCGAACTGATACGCGCTGACCGATTGCTCGCCCAGCTTGTAGCCGCCGGTCGTGAGACCGATGAGGATTTCTTTCACGCCGATTTCGTTACGGAAACTCTCGATGATGTCGGAGCTGCCGATGAAACGAGCGTGGGGCATTCCTTTGCCTTCGCTGTCGAACATGGAGGCGAACAACGCTTCCTTGACGAACCGGGTGACGTAGTGCAGAGCCTTGAAGCTCAGCGGACCCGTTGGCAACAGGGGGGCGAACTGGACGCCGAGGTCCGTTTCGACACCGCCAGTGAACAGAGAATCAAAATCAAAGCCGGCGACGGCGTTGAATTTCGAGGCGCTGCGCAGGTAGAGCTGGGCGCGGATGTCCGCGTTGACATACTGCGTGACAAGCTTCCTAAGTGAATCTTCCGCAGAGAGATACGAAGACTTAAAGGCGCTGTAGCCTTTCTTTACGCATACGCGAGGACCACGACCACGCTTTGTTTCCAAGCGGGCGGTAAAATCAATCGCGTCGGTCAAATCCTGGATTCCGTTGGTTCCGCAAACTTCAGTGTCGCACTGAAAAGTGGGGAGGGCCAGCGAGTCGCCAGGAGCGGCCTGCATTTGAACGGGGAAACGAATCTCGTCGGAAACCCCTGAGGGGAAGACACCTCCGCCGATGACATTGATGAACACGCTGTTCGCGGCCAATGTCTTGGCGACCGTCCCTACGAGGCGGGACACGTCTTTTTGAGCAATTTCGGAAATTACGTCCGGAGCATTGCAATCAGCACTCATTTGAGAGCCTTTCTAATTTAAGCGGCAGAACCGCTTACGGTTTTTTCCTCGCAATGGGGCTGCGAAGTTACCCTGCCCGCGCCGGCCAGCCGCAGACAGATTAGGCCGATTGCTTCCGACCAAGAAGCCCTTAGGTCACTGAAGAAGTGAAGAAATTTATCGATTTGTCAAGTGCCATTCGCTTTTTCGTTCTAACCCTATGACAACACGCGCACACGAGGTCGCATTTTGCTATTTCATCCACGATGGATTCAAAGCTTCGGGTTCCATAAGAGTCCGAAACATGAAACAGCTTGACTGTTCCTGGGCGATGGTCCCAATCCAAGGCCTCCGGCGGAAAATGTCCTCCACAGTCATAACATCCGCGTTCCGCTTTAAGAAGGTTGAACTTCCGGCCCAATTCATCGCGACGCGCCTTAACGCGCCGCTTATTTTCTTCGACCTGGGCGGGATTGCGTGCCAAATACTCCTCTTGAACTTCAACCGCACAAGGCTTGCAATAAGTCTGATGCCTATTCGGGCGGCTGCGGTCCTTGCCGAAGTCCTCTGGCGGCTTGTCACAATTACAACGGGGGCACTTCATTCCGCGAACCCTCCGTCTTTGGACTCGCGTTCTTCCCGAATTTTGGCCCCTTCTCGCACTACGTCCCGCACCTGACAGGACCGTAAAAACAAGAAGTCCCCATATTGCATGTAGTGCTTTTTCTTGGCTCCCATCAGGTCCGCAACCAGATGGTTACAAACCGCGGCCAGATATTCCCCCGTATCCGGGTCGCGGGTAAGTATCTCGCACCAAAAATGTTCCTGGCCGGCGGATACCTTCACGTCGTCCCCGGGTTCGAAGGGCTCCCATTCGCGGCCGTAATGGCGAAGAATGCGTTGCCAGTTGCGTTTGAGGGCGCGGTCCATCTGGTGGTCCCACCACTGGTCCTCCGTCATGTTCTCTGTATTTTTCCGTCTCATGTCACTATTACCAGTGCCACAAAATCCGGAAATGTCAAGCCCCGTTCACGTGCCGCTGCAAATACTGCGCGTAGGTCAGCTTCAGGCCCTCGGGGAACGCCACCTTCGGCGACCAGCCCAGCGACCGGATTACGGTGTTGTCGAGGACTTTTCGCTGGACGCCCGTCGGTTTGGACGAATCGAAAAACAGCCAGCCCTTGAATCCGACGGTCTCGGCCACCTGCTCGGCAATCGCTTTGATAGTCCATTCGTCGCTGCTGCCGGTATTCACGACCTCGCGCCCGTCGTATTCATGCATGAGGACCAAGCACGCGCGGGCCAAGTCGTCCGCATAGAGAAGTTCCCGCTGGGCCGAGCCGTCGCCCCACACGTCCAGCTCCCGCATCCCGATTTTCTTGGCGGTGTGCATTCTGGTCAGGAGCCCCGGCACCACGTGCGAGCGGACGCTGTCAAAACGGTCCCCGCCGCCGTATAAATTGCACGGCTGCGCGCAGATGAAGTTCAGCCCGCGCTCGTCGCGCAGATACTGGCACAGGCGAATGCCGGCCACCTTCGCAATTCCGTAGGCCTCGGTCGTGGGCTCGAACGCGCCGGTCAACAGCGCCTCGGGTTTGATGGGCTGCGCGGAGTCCTTCGGATATATGCACGAGCTGCCCAGAAAGAGGAGCTTCTTCACGCCGTATTCGGCCGCGTTCAGGATGACGTTGTTTTGAATCGCGAGGTTCTTCGTGAGAAAGTCCACGCGGTTCTGGTCGTTGGCCAGGATGCCGCCGACGTGGGCAGCCGCCAGGAAAACATACTCGGGCCGGTGCACGGAGAAAAACCACTTCACCTGCGTCGGGTCCGTGAGGTCTACTTCTGACCGAGTGGCTGTGACCACGTTCCGGTAGCCGCGCGCCCCGAGCTGGCGAAACAGGGCGTCGCCCACGAGCCCCCGGTGACCGGCCACATAGATTTTGGATTCCTTGTTCATTTCTTTTTCCTCTTGAGGAACTGTTCGCGCGCGTATTCGAGCTGCCGCCGAATCGCCGCGTTCTTGACTGAGTGCACGAAAATTTTCCCCCGGTTCCAGACTTGGTCCGTCATTACCTTCAACCCGTGCGGGAATCCCGTCCCACAGCTGAACCCGTCCGGAAAGGTCTTGTGCGGAATTCCGCCGGCCACGGCGACCGCCATCATGAACCAATCTATGAAGGGCGTCTGCTGGTCAATCTGCACCAGCGGCGCGGCTTTTACCAACCGCTCCACAATCTCACGCGACCAAAAGTATGGCGGCTGGAACGCGAGGCGGGGCCACTTGTAATCCGGCTTCCGCTTGTGCATCATATCGGACACTTCGTTGCTCCACAGCACGTCATGCTTGAAAAGATACTCGGGAAGTTCCGGGGCCAGACAAAAGCTGTCGGAATCATTCGATAGGAAGTGGGTCGCGTTGAAGTCGAGCATCATTTCCCAATGGCGGACCTGCCGCTTCAGGCTGTCCTCGCCAATGTATTGCCGCTTGCCGCCGAAGCGGCAGATGTGCGGCCCGAACGTCTCGATACGGGAGTCCTCGGGCGTCATCACGACGATGGGCACCTTGTGATGCTCATACATCGGGCGCAGGTCGCCAATTTGATGGGCGTCGCCAGCGTAACCGTGAACGGTCACGACCACTTTCTTCACGCTTTGTTGTATTTCGTCGGGCATGTTTGGGTCCTCCGTGTCAGGGGAAACGCAGTCAGCGCCCCCTGAAGTTTTGCGACGTCTACGTTCTGCGTCCGCGTCACAAATTGAATTACACTCGTGACCGTCGGCAACGGTCTCGCCATCAAGTCCTCATACCACACCACAAGCCGCCACGGGACGGGACCATAAATCCACTTCGTGACGAACCTTGAATAAAACTCAATCCGATTCTCGCACGTGTCCACGACACGTCCGGCCACGCGCTTGTCCAGGTTTTCCCACGACTCAATCGCTTCGAGTGGGTTTCGAATCTGCACGATATAATTCCGGTCCGGCAGGACGGGCGTATCCAGGTTGAAGTCGTGATTCTTTTGCCAGTTGGTCTTCGAGCCCGGACCGATGCGTGCTCCGTCCCGATAAATCTCCCCGTAGTGAAAATTCTCACCGAAGTAGGCGCGCAGCACTTCAGTCAGCGCATGATGCCCGCACCGCGGGAAGCTGATGCATTCCGTCGGAATCATAGTGCGCGGGCACTCGTCGCTCATAGCCACCGCTTCCGGACCAAATTGTAGACGTCGTCCGTCTTGCAGCCGTGGAGATACACAGCGCCCTCGGACAACAGCTGGTCGTATTGTTCCTGCGTCACCTGCGGGCAGCGCCACCAAGACTTCATCTGCTTGCAGTCCGCCCAGCCCATGCGCTTAAACTGCGGCGCCATGCTCCAGTCCCAACCAGCCCGCGGGCTGCAGCCGCCGATTTTGCGGGTGAACCAATGCAGAAAACCCATGTCGCCAGAGACCAGACAGTTCCCGTTGATGTGCTGGTGCCCGGCTTCCTTCACACCCGTGGGCAGGAGCGGCCCGAACACCCGCAGGGGGCGACCCGGCCGGCTGGCCTCGTCCCACGCGTTGGACAACTCTTCTATCCAGCCCGGACGCAGCGGAGAACTGTCCGCTTCAAGCAACGCCACAGCCTTGTAAGGAGAGATGCGACGGGCCGAGGCGTGAGAGTAAACGTAGTCGAGAGTTCCGAAAACGATGTCGTTACACCCAGCCGGCCAGCCAATGCCCCGGCGTCCCCGGCAAATGTTCGTGTGAACGTGGAATTTCTTTGCAACATATTCAATGGTTGGGACGTCGTGGGTGCAATCGAACCGCGCGGAGAAAAGCACGTCCGCGTTCTCCGATATACGGGGCTCCAGGTCCGCGACGAGGCGGGCGAGTTTGCCAGACTGTTCGCGGTCGCCGGCCCAGTAGGTGAAGCAGATTAGAAGTTTATTTGGCGGGTTCACCATAACAGTAGCTTCCAATGTGCCCGCAAAGCAGGCCCATGTCCACGTGCGGCGTGTGCCCGGCCTGCGTGGCGCGGATGCAGAACTGGACGTCCTCGCCCATTCCCAAACTCGAATGCCGTTTTGATTTTACCGCCGCGGCGCGGAGATACTTCATCGCCTCCGCGGCGTCTGGCCAGTCCTTGACGACCTCGAAGGCGTGCCGCAGGTCATGCTCGCTCGACGTGAACCACTGACCGCCTTTGCCGTCGCGCCCGCGCGCGAGATGCGGGAATTCTTTCTCGATGTCGAGCAGGACCGAACGGTGAATCAGCATGCACCCGGTCCCAACCCATCGGGTGGGCTTGGTGAGGTCATACGGTCCGCGCTTGGCGTAGCGAAGCTCATCCGGGTCCGAACCCTCGCCATACATCGCCTTACCATGGCGCCAGCGACCAAAATAAAGGCCCCCAACCAAAGTCTTGCCATGAGATAAAAGCCGGTCGATAGTGTTAAATCCGGCAAAACGCTCAGGCAGATTGAAACGAGTGAACGAATTAAAAAGTTTCGCATTTCCCCAAGGGACGACCATGTCATCGTCGATAGTCAGCATCCATTCCATGTTGGTCTGCAAAAATCCCGCGGCGAGCTTGTTACGGGAATGCACAATAAAAGCATCCCCGAAGTCCAACATCTCCGCGGTCCGCCCTCTGCCATTGTGAATGAGCCCCATGACGCTGAAAGCCATTCTCGGCTCCATTGATTTATAGGCAGGAAGACAAATGCAAACTTGTGACACAGGATTTTTCAAATGAATTGTCCAGAAGAATTTCTGGGCATTTGAATCGCCCGCGCGCGGGACTTTTCTCGGGTTTCTTCCCGGCAAAAGGCCCGAGTCCCGCCGGTTTTTCCCGCGCTAATCGCTGCACAATGCTCCAGTGATTTTTTCTTTCCTTTCAATGCCGCGCTCAATCGAGCCCGCGCCTCGGGCGACAATCCATTTGCTCCTTCTCCTCCGTCCGTCGCGTTCACAAGGTCCATCCCCAGACATCGGGCTGCGCGAATATATCGGGTCTCCTCTTCCTCCCACTGGGAATAAGGAACCTCAGCCAGGACAATCAGAACCGGCCGTTCCTGCCTGGAATGAATTAAACGCAGCCATGCCCCAAGATGCGAATTCAATCGGCGCGAATATAACCGATGACGACGAAGCCGTTTATTGGGATGGTCCGATTTACCGATGTATCGGACCTTCCGGGTTCCCGGTTCGCACAAGGCATAAATAAACGTCGTCTTCACTTAGCCGCGTCGGGCTTCAACCTCGGCCCGCGCCCGGTCTAGCGCATCAGCGGGTTTCTCGTTGATACTTCCGGCACCGGCGGCAGCGATAGACGTAACAGCCGCAGAGTCGCGAAGGCGATTCGTGGAACCCTTCTTCACTTTTTCCAACAGGGTGTTGGCCGCGGCGAGTTCCGCCTTCAGCTTCTCGACTTCGAACTTGTGCGCGGCAGTCGCGGACGAGTAGTCGGCGCGCAGCTTCATAAGCTGGGCCAGACCAACTGCCAGGAACGCCCGCATCTCCGGGCTGTCGTCGTCGATAGCCTCTTTAATGGCTTCCTTGGTCTCGGTCAAAAGCTTGTTGTGTTCGGTGATGGACGCCTTCTCGGCCTCGGTGGATTTGTCCGTGGCTTTTTTCTCCACGAACCAATCCAGCTTCGGCAGCATGGAATCGAGCGTTGTCGCGGCCTTTTCGCGATACTCTTTCTTTGCGACCTCGCCAGCCTGGGCTCGCTGGGTCAAAAATTCCTCGGAGTTTTTCTTCGCCGTTGTGATAGCCGCGGTCTTTTTCTCCTTGAGGTCCTCGAGCTGGGTCAGCTTCACCTCGATAAACCGCTTGGCGGCGGATGGCAGCTTCTCCAAAATCGGGTCCCATTGCACCTTGAAAACGCCGCCCATCGACTTAATTTTTTCGATGGTGTGGTCCGGCACCCCCACAGATAAAAGCTTTCCGTAAATCGACTCGGTCTGAGCATTTGACTCGTCGTCGAACTTCTTGAACTCGGGGTCGGCCTCAACGTCCAGCTTGCGCCGGAATTCGCGAAGGTCCTTCAACTCAGCTTCTACCTTCGGGTCCAGCCGGCCAACCTTTTCATTCAGCTCCTTGATTTGCTTCTCGAACGTGTCGCGCTCCGTCTGCAGAGTGAGTAGCTTTTCGTTCGCGAGCCGCTTGATGTTTTCAAAAGCCTCGGCAGATTTGCCCTTCAGTTGCGGGGCCTGCACGTCGGCAAAAGCATCGGTCGCGGGGGCATTCGGTGCCCCGGGGCCTGTAGGGCCAGACGGCCCAGGCTCGGTCTTTGGAAGGAACTTCCCAGTCTTCGGGTCTCGGGAGGCGTCGGCCGCAGCAATAGCTTCAGGGGTCGGTCCAGTCGGACCGGGGTTGCCGGTAGCGGGGCCTGTTGCACCAGGAACCGGAGGAGCGTTGTCCTGGTCCTGCTGTTTCAACAACTCGTCGAGCGCGCTAGAGGTTTCGGCGGAAATGGACGGCAGGTTGCCGCTTAAGTCCACGCCGGATGCATTGGGGTTTGTGGTTGCCATAGGTTATGTAATTTCTTCGGCCGGTTGAACTCCGTCGTTCCATTTGCTGTCGTCATCCAAACTAGGGTAATTGGATTCCGGCTCGGCCTGCGGTGGTTGATGGGTCTGTAAATCCAACAGCGCCTGGACGGCGCGCTGGTAGCCTTCGCGTAGGCAGGACGACACCAAAGTCGCATGCGGGTTCGCGTCGGAAAAAGCAGGCATGGCGAAAAGCACATGCTGCAGAGCGATAGCGCCGGTCGTGCTCGCGAGGAAGTCTTTAAGAATCTTCGCGTCGTCGCTATCCCATTTGCTGGGTTCAGTTGAAATCATGGGTCTGTAGGGTTAGACCGAATGCTAGGGTGTCGGTGCGGGGGCAGCTGGTTCTGGTGGCATTTCTGTCGGTGGCGGCGCGCCCGGAATCGGGTTGCCAGCTTCGTCGGTTGGCCCTGGCTGCGCCCCGGCTGCCAGTTCCGCGTGACGTTGCTGAATCGCCGCATGTTGCTGTGCGGACTCGATGAGCTTCGGCATCTGCGCCGTGAGCTTCGCGATAATGTCCGAGAAAGGTTTCATTGCCGCCTTGTCCACGCCGGTCTGCAAACCAATTTGCTCGTGCGCGGCGCAGTGCTTCAAAATCGCGATGAGCACGGGCAGCGCGTGCGGGTCCTGGACCGCTTGCTGCGCGGTGGACTCCAACGCGGGCATCGCAATCTGCAGGTGAATGAGGTGATTGTCGCGCGGCGACACAGGAACTTCTGTTGCCTGCGGAATAATCAGAGACGCCAGCTCAATCATCTGCGCACGGGCCTGCTCGGCTTGTTCCGTCGGGTCGTTGTCTGGCAGCAACACCGAATTCGCGAACTCTTCGTCCACGAGCGCGATAAGTTTGCGCCGTTCAATCTCTTTGGCGTTGTAGAGCGCGTTGCCGCGGGCTTCCTGCGCGATGATGACGACCTGCTGCCGTTTAATTTCGGTGTAGTCCTTGACGGTCTCAGTCGAGGGCATCTCCGAAATCATTTTCAGTTCTTCCCTGGACATGACCATGAGAAGACGCTTCTGCATTTCCTTCGCGTCGTCCTCGGAGGTGTCCGGGTCGCAGGCGCGCCGCTGAATCGTGGTCATCGCCGCGGAAAATTGCGTGAGGAACCGCGAGATGACGTTATCCTTGGTCTCTTCTTCACGTGAGGCGAGAAAATCCACCGCGGCCTTGGTCACGCGCTCGCCCTGCAACGCTTTTGGCGTCGTAGCGCCGGCCATCTGGTCGAGCAGTCCGGTCAGAAACTGGTCAAGCTCGATAAAGGGCTCCACCGCGGCGTCCAGCTTGCGTTCGAGCACGCTGTAGCCTTGCGCAATGAGAATCGCGTTGCCGACGACCGACATTCGGAAGCGTTTGAGGACTTTTTCGTCCGCCTGGATGATAACCTTGCCGGAAAGGTTCAACCGGTCCACGACTTCGTTGCGCGAGCGGTCAATGATGCCCGCGATGGAGTAAAGTTCGCGTCCGATTCCCTTCGAACCATGCACGGTGCCGTTGCCCTGCTGAAAAGTGAAGAACGCGGCGGCGTCCGCCATCGATTTATACTGGTCCTCGCTCGTGAACAGCTCGGTGAAAGTTTTTTCCTCGAAAATGTAGTGGGAAACCTGCCCGTCAATCTCCGTAGCGAGCAAATGCCACACGACAACCACGCGCGCACCGCTTTCGTGCGATAGTCCGAGGTTCGATTCGCGAATCAGGTCCTCGTAAACGCGTTCCCACGCGGAATACTGCGAGCGGCGGTCCTGCGGCATCGCGGAATTGATAATCTGGACCGTGTTTTCGAGATTCCATCCGCGAGTTTCGGCGGCTTTCTTGTCGCTAATCAGTTCGAACAGCTCGTGGAGCAAAAAAACCTCTTTCAGACAGACGACCTGCGCTTTTCCCGGGATTGGCTTCGTGCCGGTGGGCACCGCGGCGAAATCTTGTCGGAAAAACTTCGGCATCCAACTGAATTCATCGAGCCAAGCGACCACTGCCCAGCCGAAAAGTGCGTTTTCCTGTGCAAGGTCACCCAAAAAATCACGCCAGCCGGCGCGGTTGCGACACAGCGCGGTAATTTCGCGCCGGAAGGCCTCGGTTTTCACCGCGGCGCCGTCGATATCGTCCGGAAGTTTCGAGTTGGTGAGGTATTTGACACCGTCAATCGCCTGCACGAATCGCGGGGCGACCTTTTCGACGAGCATCGCGAGGACTTTGGTTGAAAAATTTGCTTTCCAAGACAAGCCTTCGTTCTCCAGCGCGTCCGTGCGGTGCGGTTTCTCGCTGTTGACTTTGGCCTGTATCCGGGCATTTTTCAAATTCCTTTCCCGCGAGGCCGCAAGCAAAACCATTACAATGTTCCTCGCTTGCACAGCATCCCGAATTGCCCGATTGCCGGGCTTCAGTTGCTTGTTAAGGTCCGGAGGAGAAACAGCGCCCTTGAAATCTCCCGGCGGCGCGCCTGCGTAACTCGGTTCAGGAAGGGAAGGTGCCAGTGGCATACTTTTTCAGATATTCTATCGCGCTCAAAAGGCGCTGCGGCTGGTCGTCAAACTGGCCAAGCCCAAAATTACACTTCGAACACAGAAGTCCGCGATTCTCGCCCGTATTATGGTCGTGGTCTACCGGCGGATTTTTAGGCAGCGGCTCCCAGCAAATGGCGCAACATCCACATTGTTCCGAGGATTTTTGCTCGACCCATTCGGGCGTCGTGTTGTGGTCACGTTTCAACTGATGCTTCCGCATCTGTTCCGGGTTTTTCTTGCGATATTCTCGTTGCTCACGACGTTCCCGTTCCGGGTCCCGTTGATACCGCGCTTTGTTATATTCGACCGCGCATGTGCAACAATAATAATTGAACCGGCCGGTGGCCTTGACTCGATACCCGTTTTCGTCCGTAAGGACGACGGCGCACTTAGAACATTTCTGGATTGCGGTCTCGGTCATCTTCTTAATAAGTGTTGAGAATCATTGATTTGTCAACCTACATTCGTGATAACCCATCGATGGTCCGGACAGGACTCCGTGGTCAGCTTGGCCTTAGTGTCCACAAAACAAAGGCACAGCCCGCACTGCCGGGTCTTCGGCTTGAAGTGCGGGCACCGGTGGCAGGCGTCCAATCGCTGGGCGGCTATCTCCGGCCCCACGAATACTTTGGAGCCGGTGGCCGCGGCCACAATCACCCGCTTGACGGCCTTTATCGCGGTTTTGACCGCCTTGATTTTTTGCATGACGTGCATCCGGGACCGGGTTGGGGGACGACTCGTTTGGGACTGCTTGCGGCAGAGGAGCTTCTGCAATAACCAGGAAAGTTCTTGCAAAGCTGGTCATCAATCTCCACCGCGGGGTCGCCCACAGGCAAGCGGTTGATGATACGGTAGTTAATCACGCGCGAGACCAGCTGGGCGAAGGACTTGCCCAAGTGGGTTACGCCGGTGCTGTCTATATACACCCAACCGCCTGGGGGAAAGAGACCTCGGTTAAATCTGAGAGCCATAAAAATTCACAATTCTAAATCCTCGTCCGCGGTATCCAAATCATAGAACCGGTTCACCCGGTCGCATCCCAGGTCGCGGGCGTGCGGGTCCCATTCCGAGGATTGCACATTTGTGGGTTCAATCGAGTCGTCGCCGGCCATGGATGGGATGAACCCGCTTCCCTTGCGCGCGGCGTGAATCAACAGCGTAAACGCGTCGGCGAGGTTCGGCGACTTGCCGGCGTGGCGAGACTTCCAGTCGCGCTTGGATTCGACGTGGGACTTTTTCCCAACCATCCGGAACAGCCGGTCCGTCAACTCCCCCGTGAGGTCCGCGACGTCCATGCCGAGGGCCACGTATAAGAACCGAAACTCCAGCCATCGCTTGACCGCGAACCAAAGCTCGCTGTTCACCCGGTCGTAGAGTTCCTTCGCAGTCGCTTCGTCCTCGGCCATGATGCGCGTCTCGCTGGCGCTCTCGTAAAAGTTCACGCCGTGGCAGCGCCAGCCCTTGACCTTCATATAGTCGAACACGCCCTGCCCGTTGCCGGTCCGGTCTATCGCGAGGTATTCCGGCTTGATATGCAGCTCCCGCGCGAGGCGCATAATCGCGTCGCCCATCGTGAAGGTGTCCCCTTTCGGAATGTGAAAAATCTTTTGTGCCAGGAGCAGGTGCCGGGGCGCCTTGTGCCCGTTGCGGTCGTAGAACCACACGACCTGTCCGCCGGGGAACTCCAGGCTCGGGGGCATCTTCACCGCGGACGCGCGGCCGAAAAGTCCGCTGGCGAATTCGCACGTGTCGCCGCCTTCGAGTGCCAAGTCCGCGCCACCGACGGGCGTGGGCGTGTCATACCAAATCGGTTCGGCTTTCCAGGTTGTGGTGAGACCCGAGGGAATCACCGCGAGAACCATGCCCAGCGGCGGGAAGCAGCCGCGCACCATCGTCCAATACCCGGGCGAGTCGAGCCCGCCAGCGTTGGCGATAATCTGCTGCATGCCCTCGTAGGTCTGCATGCCGGGATACACCTCGCGCTTTTGCTTGATGTTTTCGGACTGCATCGCGTCCAGCCGGACGGTCCACCAGCCGCGCGTAGACATCCAATCAAAATGCAAGTCCGGGTCAAAACTGGCCCAGCCGAACTGTGGCTCCACGCGCACGCCCACGTCGTCGTTGCGGTCCGAGGGGTTGAACGCGCCGGCCACCTTCAGCCCGCCCTTGCCGGAAGCGTTCGACAGCAAGTTGTCGATGTCGTGCCACAGCCCCTTCGGGAGGTTCGAAATTTCATCGACGAACACGAACAGCCGCGACGTCTCGCCGAACAGGGGATGAGGCTTCTTGCGCCGAAACCGCGCGACACCCTGCAGCCGGCCGGCGGCTTTCTTGCCTTGAGGAATCACCACGCCGGTAATCGAGCCCCGCTTCGCGCGCTGGTCTAGCCCGATGAACAGCTTGCCAATCTCGCCCGGGAGAGGGATTGCGGACTCCCGGTGAAGCGTGACGAGGTGCGAGAAAAGGTTTTGCTCCAGGTGGTCTTCACTAGGCCCCAGCACGCGAATCGAGGTATACTCCGGGTCGCGGACCCATTCCAGAAAAAGCCGGATTGCCATCGAAAAAGACTTCGACTGCTTGCCGGCGCCCATCAGCAAAATAAAGTCCTGCTCGTCGAACGCGGACCAAACCCGCTGCGTGTTGTGCGGGCGGGGGTCGAACTGGTTAGGGGTCCAGAGAAGTTGAGCGGCCTCTTCGGTCGCTCCGTTGTTCAGCGCCCAATGCAACAGGAGCGTGAGCATCTCGTAAGATTTCTTCTTGGTCTCGACGGACTGCTTGGAAATTTCCGGGTTGCTCTGCGCGGCCCAGGCACGGACCAGCCGCGCGGCAGTGAACACGTCACCGCCGTGAATCAGTCTCGCGGTCTCCCGCAACAACCCTTTAACAGGGTGCGTCTCGGCCAGCGCCATAAAAGTAAAGGGCGTGTTTATTGGAGCCTGTAACGCCGACTCTGCGGGCGACGGGGTTTCCCTTCTGGGCTGCGCCCGTGTGTCGCCATTTCCCCGCTGGCAGGCCGGAATCTAAAACGCCCTTTGCCGGACCCTTGGGTGCGCGGCCAAAACGTTCCGTTCTGCCAAAATTGGTGGATGCTATCGGGACCCTACACGCCGGGTTCTTACCGGAGCAACAGAAGCACTGTTGCCTTACTTTTGGTCTCACGGGTTGGAGGTATCCTCGTCCCGTCCGCCGTCGCGGGCTGCCTTGCGTCCAAAATTGGTGGACCCTATCGTGGCCCTAGCCGCCGGGCTCTTTATACCGGGGGTCCCGAAAGGAACCCACTAAGATTAGCGGGAGGCGGTAGCTAACCGGATGTCCTCCCGGCCTGCTGAGTGCCGTCGCACTGTGTTGCAGGACTTTGGTCGTCTCGATATTTTTCGTCCCGAGACGTCAGCTGACGGATGCGGCCCCGAAGGGTCGCACACATCTTGGCTTTTAACGCTATGCACGCTCCCGGTTTTCTGGGAGGCCAAGAAATTGTCAAAGAGCAACTGTCCCTTAATAAGTGCCGCCTTCAGGCGGATTGTCAAGGTTCACTTTGGATAATTTGTAAACCGTTGCGCGGTGCCAGACTTCGCTGTTCGGCGGGGCGAACCCCGCTGCGCGCAGGCTGCCGGCAATTTGCGCGTGGGAAAACCCATCGGCGCGAGCCTGCTTGATGCGGCGGATTACCTCTCGCTGACGCTCGCGCACCTTGGGGTCCGGATGGAACCCATACCGCGGCGGGCCTCCGCATGGTTGCCCGGTCTTCTCGGCCATCCGGCGCCGACCGTCCTGCAGCTTCTTCACGATGACTGCTTTTTCCCACTGTGATAACGCTCCCATAATTTGACGAAACATAACGCGGCTCGGGTCATCGGTGTTGGTCATATCCTGACCGGAGTCCGCGGTGAAAACCTTGATGCCCTTGGTGGTCGCGCTGCGCAGGAAAACTTCCTGGGCCATGAGGTCGCGCGCGAGACGGTCAATCCGCTCGACCACTATGGCTTCCGCGCCGATGGTCTTAGCCTCGTCGAGCATGGCTGCCAGCATTATGCGGTCGTCGAAGTCCACGCCGCCGGACTGCACCTCGGAGAACTCGCGAACGATTGCCATTTGATTCGCGGCGGCAAACTTCGCGACGACGTCCTGTTGTCGTGGCAACCCGGTCTTGTCTTCCTGCTCCCAGGACGACACGCGGTAGTAAGCGAACACGTTCATCGGTTGCCCCGTTTCGATTGCAGTTTGCTCACCGCGTCTTGAGTGTGGTGGATTTCCGACCACACGTTGGAGAACCTTTGCACCACGTAGTCGTGAGACGCGCCCCATACAACTTCAACTCCGAACCGGTGCGCTTGCGGATTTCGCGGGTCATCACCAATTCGACCTGATTCATCCGGACGATGCGGCGGCGCAGCAGGGACCTCGCGTTGAGCAGGTGGTCGAGCTGCATGTCGGTGAGGCGAAGGATTTCCCCGGCCTTCGTCTTCCAGAAGAAGAGGTGCGGCGTCTCCAGCTCGGCGACTGACCGGACGTTCGGCCCGTCGGCCTGGATGACAGGCGGGTAAAAGATATGGGTGCGGGCCGGCGACTTTACTCGGGCCTTCTTTAGTTTTTTCTTTGATACTTTGGTCTTCATTGGTCGTTATCTTGCAGGTAGCGGTTGAGTGCCGGGTCAAAGGCGCCGGTCTTCTCGGCGTTCTTCGGGTGTTTCTTGTTCTTGGCGTTTAGTGCCCTGGCACGACGGCGCAGCTTGCGCAGCTCGGCGACCGCGTTCATGCGCTGGATTGTTGCAAGGCTAAACATTAGCGGGAGGGAAAAAAGGGCTTCCCGACCACCACGAGTTTGGTGATGCGGTATTGACGCTTGGGCGCGCCAAAACGGTTCGCGGCGGCGCGGGCTTCTCGCGCTGAGTCGTAGGTTCCCTCGGCATTGAAGCTTTCTTCCCAGGCGTCGTGATTCTTGAATTGAACTTTGTATTGCGGTTTGGTTCTCATGTTAGTCTCCGTTCGGGTCCCAGGAAACTCGCACACCCACGTCCGAAGTCAAGTGGATGACGCGCGCCTGGAAGCCCCGGCAGCAAAACTCCGAGGAGACAGCAAGGGCGGCGCGGTTGATAATGTCGCCCTCGTCAAAACCCAGGTTGCGGTGCTGCAGATTGCGCGCATACGCCGTGATGTTTGAGTAGGGGTCCGTGCCACCGTAGACCGCGAGCAGTTTGCGCTCAGCCGCGGCTATCCATTCCGCCGCGACGTCCGCAACCAGCCGGCCGATGCGGGAGTCATTGGCGTCGCGCAGCACGAGATAACGGTCGCGCATTTCTTCAAGGGTTGGGATTTTTTCGTCGCTCATATTCTACTCTTACCAGTGCCACAGATTTTGGGATTGTCAAGTTTTTCCACTTCCCAATATCGCACACTTGCCGCCGGGTGTCAAATCAGGGGGACTTCCCCCGGTATGAAAAGCAAGAAAAGCGCGCCACCTCTTAGGTATGTCACTATCTGGCAGGCCCTCACCATCCTTGGTATCGGCATCATCCTCGGGCTAACCGTCGCGGCTGTTATCTTTGGGGATTAGGCCTCCGTCAAATAAACAAGAAACCCTTTGGCGGCACCGCCTATAGAGACGATGCTAAGGGATTCCCCGACCGCCGTCTGGAACACCACCATCACGGGGTTCACCGTCATCGTCAGGTTGCCTCGGGCTACAATGTCCATCTGGCCGGTAATGGGATTCGCCGCGGACAAAAACTGGACCGTGGCGTTCGCTGCCGCCGTCACAATGAACCCCAAAACCTTGTGCCGGTTGCCAGGGCTCGCTGCCGCGATGACCGTTGTGCCTGCGGCACCCTGCGCGAGGGAAAAATAATTGACAGACTTGCCATAGTTCGTCGTCGGGATTTTAGCAAGCGTGGCTTCAGTCGCCGCACCGACGGGCAGCGGCAGGGACGCCGCGCTGACCGGCTGGGTCGCTGGAAAATTGTTGACCGCCACTGACGTGACTGGTGCCGGGAAATTAGTCACGGCCACCGAGCCGGAAACGTTTTGCGTGGCGGGGAAGTTGTTGACCGCCGTCGAAGCCGGAAAGTTATTGACCGCAACCGAGCCGGAGATGTTTTGCGTAGCGGGAAAGTTATTCACCGCGACTGAGGTTACCGGCGCCGGGAAGTTCGTGACAGAAACATTCTGATTCGCCGGGAAGTTGTTCACCGAAACGTCGGTTACCGGCGCGGGAAAATTGTTTACCGCGACCGTCCCGCTTACCGGCTGGGTCGCTGGGAAGTTGTTTACGTCCACCGCCCCCGTGACCGGCTGCGTGCTGGGAAAGTTATTAACTGCAAAAGCCGAGGGGAAGTTGTCCACCGACAAGGTGCCGCTGACCGGTTGTGTCGCCGGGAAGTTAACGACGGTAACCTGCTGGTTGGCCGGGAAGTTGTTGACCGATATCTCGGAAGGGAATTCCGGAGCCGGCGGAAAGTTGGACACCTCAACTTCAACTGCCCCGGCGGGGGTCACTTTGGCAAATTGAGACGCGGACGCGTCCTTGAGTCTAACGTCTGTCATATCGGGGGGAGGCTGAGAGGCGGGCGTAAGAAGGACCGCCGAACGGATTTCACCCAGGCGCAAAAGCATCTTGCGCCAGATGTCGTATTCGCTGTCGCCGAATTTCCACTCGGAATCGGGCATTGGGATTGGCTGATGTTATTCCGTATTTCGTAAGGCTTCCCAATTCGGCCAATATCGGCCATACTCTATTCGAATGAGTCCCTTGCCTAAAAGTTCAGTGAGCGCGCCCGGATTCTGGATTGCCGAGGGAAGGAGCCCCTCGTGAAGCATGACCTGCTGCAGTTGGCAGATTTCAGGGTCAGACAGCCGCTGGCAAAGTCTCATGCGGGTTCGGTGATGAAAATCAAAACGCCGTGTGCGGACGCGTTGGTCATCCGCAACACCAAAGCCTCTCCGGCAGCGGTCTGCACGATGGGCACCGGCAGCGTGGGCGGAACGACGAGCGGGACGGACGCGGTGCCGCCGACGTTCACGGGCATCTGCCCGGTGAGCGCGTTGCCGTTCGACAACAGCTCCATCGTGTGGTCCTCTTCACCGTCCGTGTTCGAAAAGGCCAAAAGCCAGCCGAGCACCTTGTGCACTTTGCCGGGTGTTGCTGGCGCGAGTTCTGTGTCCCCGCTGTCGTTGGCCACGACCGCGCGCTGCAAAACGGACGCCGGCAAAGGGCTGGGGGCTGCCGGGGTGATAACGACGGGGAGGGGCGTGACGAGTGCCGCGACTTCTGTGCCGAGGTGAGTTTGAAGGTCACCGTATGGGTTGCTCATTACCTAAGAAGTGGGACCTCCTGACCGATTGTTAAGCGACGGTTCTGTCTGGTTGAGAAACGCCACGACTCGTTCCGCCAGCTCGATGTCCGAGGTCCTCGGTCCGAAGCCGGACTCTGCCAGGAAAAAGAGATTCAGGTCGAGGACCTCGTCCTTGATGACGTAGTGATGGTCACGGTAGAGAAGCGCATAGCGCGGGGCTGGGGGGATGGGGTTGCCACAGACCGGGCATGGGGTTCCCGTTCCGCTGGGCAGGGGTGTGTCATTTTGGCTCATAAAGTGTCAAAGTGTCCCGCGCGAGGGACTTTTTTCAAATCGCGCGCGGTTGGCTGAGCGAGCGCGCCGGCCCCCGCCGCCCCCGTGGGGGGACCTCGAAAGTTGGCACGATAACTGCGGTGCTTGCCTAGTGCACCGAAGTCCTTGTCGCCCAGGCCTCCGCACGAGTGACCCGGTCCTAGGTCCACTGTCCTGGTCCTGGACACCACGGTCCGAGGCACTAGGCAACTCTTGCCGGGGTGATTTGTTGCCTGTGATGGCCACACTGGTGACGCGTAACGCGTTGCGCTGCACAAGTTGCGTGTCACGAGGTGCTTGGACCGGGGTCCGACGGGCTGGCGTTACCGATAACGGGCTCCGCGGGCACCGGTTGGACACTTGGACACCCATCAGCGGTCAAAAGTCGAGGCGTCTCGGGCTCGGTTCGCTCAGCCTTAGGTGTGACATTTTGGCACACTTGTGCCGTTTCGTCCGCAAGCTCGCGCACGATTACATCCGCCGCCTTAGTTGTGCCGCCGGGCGTGTTCAACGACGCCATCACTGCGGCGTGCAAGGCACTTGCGTTCATCTGGTCCGGTTCATCGTCGCGGCCGGCGCGGGCCGTCACGGTGTCGTCCAGCGCCACGAACGTGAGATTGTTCGCCTTCTCAGCTGCCGCGGCCAAGTCGGTGAAAAATCGGGCTGAGACGTGACGCACACCGTTCTTGCCTGTGGCCGTTATTTCGCTGACAATCTCTGCTTCGGTCATGTCGTTAAAGTGTGTGATGACGCGGTCTATCAAAGAACGGATTCTATGCCCCTGACAAAAAGCGAGCGCACGGTTTTGAGCTTTTTCGAAATCGCCTGGACGGCCGGACTTCGACAGCATTGTGACGCGTTGAATTTTCGCGTCCCATCCCTCTTGGTCTGCGAGCTTTCGAACGATTGCCGGGTCCATATCGAGGGCCGCCGCAGTTCGGTGCACATCTCCCACCATGGCTACAAAAACCAAGAGAATTTGGCTGACGTCTAACCTGTTCTTATTCAGCTTCATACACCAAATTTGCCATTGTGTCGAGGTCTATTGCGAGCAAGTTCCGCTTGTCGTTTGCGACGCTCCGGCGTCCAAGGCTTCTTCAGTCCAGCCTTGTATTCAGGGGCCGCATAAACCGCGCGCAAGGATTGCGATAGCTTACGACGAGTGTCTTCCGTTGGCTTTCGCCCGCGATTGCCGGCGCCGCCATCGCCTTGGTTCAATAATTCAAAACCTAAAGCGCGATATCCGCGGATAGCTCGCGTCTCCGCTTCATCAACTTGGGCCGCGGTGCCTTGCCACAGCACCCGCATCACAGGTTCCTGGCTCAACCCAGTCCACCACGCATAAAGCGGTTCTCGTCTCGGACGCCTCGTAAATAGGCGATGACTGGCCATTCGACCGGGAAGGGAGGAGGTTTGGCCAATATAGCGGATGTTCCCGAGGTCGAGCGGGTCGACCAGCGCATACACAAAATGAGGACAATTCTCTATCATAAATCAGCCCAGGGGTTTGCGTGCTCGGTCAGTCGCGTGTGCGTCCCACCATTGCTTGCGTTTCGTTGCGCGTATTAGCTTCTTGGCCTTTGCGTTCAGGTCCTTGGCAGCCTGCGGCGCACACTTGAAAAGTTGGCGCTCGATGTCTTTCGGGTCCATACAATGAATAAGTGGGGCGCCACGGTCAAAAGTCAAGGCCACAGTTGACCGTGCAATTTGCAACCCTGACCTCGTCATTCGGACCGGGGACCTCGCTACGGGGACCGGGGAAGTCGTGCAAAATGCCACGCGCATAGAAAACGAAAAGGCCCATGCGGTCCATTTCGCACCTGGGACCGGGGACCTCCATACCTCGATTCCCAGACACTTACATAAGTAGACGTCCACTCCAACCTGTGACAGCTAAATCTCACTTGACTTATAACTACCTTAGAAGAAGTATATATATATATATATGGAGCAGAGGCACTTCCCGCTGTCACAGGTTTTGGTGGACGTCTAGGACCTTTACTTTTTGGGCAAACCGCTCCACTGGTAAAGATGACATGAAGATACGACGAGGCGAGATGAGCCGGCGCGTTGGTTGGCGTAACGAAATCGAACGAATACGCGGCCTGTGGAAGGACGTTCGCCGCTACTCCGCGGACTGGGGTCCGGACCATCCGCAGGTGCAGCAACGCCGGGAGCAGGCGGAATCCCTGGCGCGCCGCCTTCGCATCATCATAAGCGAAGTCCGCATGAAGCCCGAGAACCACGCAAAGTGGTATGCGGACATAGACGCGGCTGCCTTGGAACCTCAGCCCGCGGCATCCGGCGCGCCGGCAGCCAAGCCTAAGACACGGGCACAACGAGTCGAAGCCATTGGTTACGAAAACCGCCTGCCGCTGTGGCATGGCCCGAACAACGACTGGCCCGCACCGCGGCGCGTGATGGGCGTGGCTTGGTGCAGCAAACTCAGCCGCTGGATAATTCGCCTGCAGACGCGCCTGGGAGTTTATAAGAACACCAACACGCACGGGTTCACGCCCGCGCAGCTGGCCGACGAGGTTGACCGCATCAAGGCGCATCTTGTTTTTCGTGGTTGTCTGGACGGCCGCGTTCGTGTTGGGGTGTGGAACGATAAAACATCGGTCGCATTCAATCTCAAAGTGCTCGAAGCACAACAGGGCGATGCGTTGGACTCTGACGATGCCCTGGGGCTTATCGCGCCTTTTTACGAACACCTTTCTTGCTGGCTGCAGAATCAATCGGAATACGCCAAGCATTGCATGGAGGCACGCAGGGCGGGGAGACTGCCGGACACCTTCAAACGCTTCCCGAAAAAATCTTGGTTTGCTAAACAACTCACGCGCATGACATCATTGCCCGCGAAAGACGCCGCGAAGCTTGAGGCCTCTACAGCGGTGTGGAAAGAAACCACTTAACATTTTCGGAAAAGTCTCCACTGGTAAAGATAGAATGAACGACAAGAAAATTTTTATTGAGTTTCGCGATGGTGGAACCTGCGAGGCGAATACCCTCAGGCAGGCTGTAGAATTGTTGGGAGGGAACCGCGGACCAGTGAGGCGCGACGTTCATGTTCCCCGAAAATTCTGGGTGTGGCAACACCTGCGTGGCACCAAGAAGAAACCAATGAACGTGATGTATCACCGCGGCTGCTTCACGATGCCCGAGGGCCACGACTTGAGCGTATGACAATCGAATACACCTTCGGCTTCACTCCCGGAATAAAAATGTTCCGCGTCACTCCCGGCGCGTTCCTGGCCAAGCGCGGCTGGCTCACTGGCCCATGGTGTTACTCTCGCCTCACCGCTTTTGTTTTCTGGCTCGCCACTACGCTGGACGACCGGGACCACGCGCGCAAGTTCCCCTGCGGGTTTCCAAAGTTATGACCATACTGTTCTTTTTCCTCTTCGGCTGTATTGCGGGCGCGCTTCTATGCCGCCAGGGTCCGCAAGGAACTCCCGGCGTTCCGGGACCGCAGGGGCCGGAAGGTCCGAGTGGTAGCCGCACGTGGTTCAACCTCGTGAAGCGGCAATCAGAACTAGAGCGGCAGGTGTATAACCTGCACACTCGCTTGTTTTGTTTTGAAGTGGAGCAACGCAAACGAAAATCTCTGACCGATGAGTGACGACTTGAAGGGTCCGCCTCCTGAAGGACCTATCCAACCCATATTCAACGATAGCGTCGCACAACTCGAACGCGAAAGGCGAAACCTACGAGCACTCGCAGAAAAAGTCACGCCGCCCAGCGCGAGGGAATTAATCAAGTCATCAGCGGCAGCGTTCAATCAACGGGAGCCAATCCCGGGGAGCCGGAGAGCGCCGGCGCCGCTGCGTCAGCGCCAGACGATGCAACAACAGCAACCATTACGCGGCGCTGTTCCGGTCCGCGACCTTACGCCTACCAAAAGCGTGGCGACGAACCCGGCGCCCAGTGGGAACCAATCTTTGCAGAACCAGATAGCAAACCTGCAACGCCAGTTAAACGAACTGACAGCAAACCAACAGACCAAGCCGATGAGTAATTTAATCCAACCAGTCAACGCGCAGGGCCAGCCCATCGCAGACCCGCGGCCAGTGCCGGCGCAGCCCGAACCGCCGAAACTTGTTTTCAATCCCGCGCCTGACGGCACGTTCGTCAAGGTGGCTGACCGGCCGGCGCCGAAGAACCTCCCAGCTGGCGCTGTGTGGACCCAGAAATATCTGGCAACGCACGACAACCAGCCCTTCGCTATCGCGCGTGACAAGTTTTGCGCGGACCTTATCGCGCAGGCAATCAACGTTTACTTCAACGCGATGCTGCAGCAACAGGCCGAAGCCGCCGCCGCCAAGGCCGCGCGTGAATCGTCCCAGGCCGATGCCAACGCTTTTGACGCGCTCCCGACGGGCGAGCAAGAAGTGGACGCCATCACCGGTGAACCCATCGACAACGACCCGCTGCCCAGCGTATGAGCAAGCTAATCATCGACGGATACGGAATCGTGGGGCCGGAATGGTTTCGGTTTGAAGTGCTCACGGATATTTCCAAAGAGCGCAACCGGCAAGAAGCACTCAAAGCCGCGGGGAAGTTTCCCGCGACGTGCGCGGATGACACAATCAGCGACACGGTGAAGTGTGCGGTCCTGACCGAGGAACTAGGCGAAGTCGCGCGTGTGTTGTGTGAGCGCACGTGCAAACCCGGCTGCGAAGCAGGCAGCGATGCACGCTTGCTCGAAGAGTTGGTGCAGGTCGCCGCGGTCGCAACCGCGTGGGCCGAATGCCTGAAGTTGAAAGCGGCCGAACGCCGGCAGCGCGAAGCGCAACTCTGTCAACCCATCGTGTTATGTCCGACACCAAACGTGTAAGCGGCGTTTCGCCGGCGTTCCTGTTGTTCCTCGTGTTCCTCGTGCTGAAGCTCACTGGCTTCATCACGTGGAGCTGGTGGTGGGTGACCTGTCCGCTCTGGTTTTGGTTCGCAGTCGCCGCACTGTTTTTCCTGGTGCCCTGTGCCGCGGCGCTGGTGCTCGTGCCGCTGGCCTTTGTCGGCGCGTTCCTCTGGCATTTTTTCAAAGGACTTTTTAAGCGATGAATGCAGAGGTATTCATTCCTTTGTCGCAAGGCAAGGTCGCGGTGGTGGACTTCGAAGACTTTGAAAAAGTCCGCGGCTTTAGTTGGTATGCCGACAAAGGAATG